CAAGTCATTGAAGTCGATATCCGGGAACAGATCCTGGAGATTCTTCGGGCCGTTGGGTATATAGTATGCCTTTGCCATAGTTCAATTAATCAAAGTGAAAAGTTTGTCCACCGCAGAACGGGGGAATGACGGCCGTGATCCGAACAGCGGTGATGTTCTCGGCCGGTCCACTCACGATAGTATTGGCATGCTGCGATCCCATGATCATCATCTTGGTTTCATTTACGCGGGTGCCAAATTCGCTGGTGATAAAATTCTCCCAATCATAATCGAACCGAATCGTGATGGTACAGGCCAGCACCTCCGAAATGCTAATGATTACGCGCCGAAAGTTGCCTGGTGTCATTATCACTTCCACCAAGCCACCACCTTCCGGTTCCAGGACATCAATTGGATGATCATAGTCGACGGTATTGCCCGTGCAGTTATTGACGGTGAAGGAAACAGGAATGTCTTCACCACCTTGTCCTTCCTCCGGTGTTCCGTAGAATAAGATCTCTGCTCCGAGAATAGTGATCGTCATCCACGCTGGTTTGACCACATCCGTTAGAGCGAAAGGAGAGTTACCACTGAGCGGTATAGAAAAGGAGTAAGCGTCGCCAATTGTTGCATTGGGCAGAACCGGGGCGCCAGATATTGAAACAGGTACACAAGTGACGTCGTCATATACGATGATGTTATCACTGTAGGTAACCAGGTTGATCGTACAGTTCCGAACCTTAAATGAGATCACGATATCGATCATCACATCGGCCTCCATCGGCGTGCCGCCAAACACGACCTTGTCATCCACGATCGCGATCGTCATCCAGCCAGGCTTTACGATCTCTTCCAGGGTGAAAGGGGCAGTACCTGTCAGCGGAATGAAATAGTTATAAGCAACATCCTTGGCGCCATCAGGCATGGCATATGATCCAACGATCTGCACCGGTTGGCATACTGTGTTCAGTTCAACTTCTGCCTGACTGAAACCAACCTGACCCTGGTATTTATAATTAAGGACGAGAGAACTCAATGGCGACGCGCCGGAATAGAGGATGGGGAATATGTCACTATCTTCTACGCATACCTTGTAGGGGTCCGGACGATGAGTGAGTGGCCACGCCAATGCCGACCAGGTTCTTTTCTTGAAAGCATTGAGATGCGTAGCCAGGTCCTGGTTGTCCTCATTTTGGAGTGTCGCATTGAGGATGTAAAAGAAATTGGAACCGTATCCGGTACCCGAGACCGGAGGAGTGCTTCCGGTGCCCTGCACCGGCGTCGTATTCTCGGAAGTGATAAACCCGTTGGCATCATATCCGCTGCTCCTGACCCGGCACTGTGCCTTCACAACCAAAGGAAAGGCCTCTACCACATCCACATCACCGTTATCGGCTAAAAAGTATTTCAGGAATTCCTGCGCTGCATCCTGGATATCGAACTGCCATTCCGAATAGGGACCGTTGATCGCTGCATATTGTGTTTTGGAAAGTGTCTTATAGTACACATCGTTGAAGTAGATGTCACAGTAGACAACAGGGGGAGTCGTGGCGCCATCAGTCCGGGTGGCACTCACTTGTAGTATGACGGGGCGATAGGCCGCGTATATGCCGTCTGTGAAAGGTTGGGAGAGGAAGGTTCCTATTGGCATTAATTAAGGTTTGGCTTTTCGTATTCCGTTGCATGCGTGAAATCCGAGAACGTCGAATTTGCCTTACAGGGGTAACTCGCGTCCAACTCAGCAACGACCTTACAATATCCAAGGCCATTACGTTGACAAAAGGCCTCTGCATCATGGATGTCACTACCCGGAACATTTGGTCCCATCCAGGTTGTCATTCTTTCGGTTTCCGGGTCCTGCGCCCGGATTTCAGTTACCCAGAATTTCATATCGTTTCGGATTTTTCGAGTTGAAAACGTTCCTCTACCACGAAATCAAAGCCGTCGGTGAGATAATCATCGATTTTGGATTCGGCACCAGCAAAGGCATTCTCAATCATATTGGTTCTGCTCCCTGTACTGGAATATGCCTTACTGGCCTGTGTAGGCATACCCTCTTTCATCCACTTTCGTATCGTTCCGAAGGCTGCTCCTTTGGCATCAGGCTCCGATAGTCCGCGTTTCAGGAAGTACGCATAGACAAAAGGAAACTGCTTCATGCTCGCACTCGCTGCCGGAAATCCATTGTTCACCCACTCCGCATAATGCGCTGCCATCCCTTCCATGAGGTCCTGCTTGCGTGTCGACGAGATCTCCGCGTCAAAAGACTCCTCCAGTGCACCGGTAAGATGGTGCCCTTGCGCGATGAGCTCCTTTCGAAGCAGGCTGTTGATAAAAGGAATAGCTCCTTGGTATATGTCAGTGATTGTTGTCATGCTTCATTAAGGAGCTGGCTTTCCTTTTCCAACTGGATCAGCTCATCGATCATGTTTTTATAATTGGTCAGGACCCTGGAGCAACAAAGGTTGCAATCGGGGGTCCATCCGGGCTCCACGTAGTTGCTCCAGATGGTACAGAGATAGTGCATGTTCGCATCCGTGGAGGTGGCCACAGCGGTGGTGATCATATTCGTCACCAAGATCTCGCGCCGGTACTCCGGAGGAATAAGCCTGGCAATTACTTTTACACTCATGTCAGTTTCACTTTAAAATATTCAGCTACCTTTCTTTTTACACGGTCCTCTTTCATTGTTGGATGTTTCTTGCGGAGGACTTTTGTGTATTCAATCATCTTAGCCAACTTCTCAGGGCCAATACGGTCCCGTATAATGTCATCCGAACTACGGGCTTCAGAAAAATCTTCCTCGGTGAATTTCACTTGGAGGCCGCGTGCATAGTTATCGTCGTACATAACAGGTTATTTAATGGTGATGATTGAAGCGTCGCCTGAGCCTTTCATTATCTGTACTGACCGTTGAACAGTGGCGATGCGCTTATTGGTCTCTGAACTTCTGGATATCTGCTTGCCGTTCTTAGCCAGGTATCTCCAGTACCATTCGCCGTTCTCTGACCTTTTGATTTCAATCCGGGGGAGGGACGCTTTAATTTTCATATTGCTAATTTTTAAATTTGCTGTCTTTCCAAGCTGCCAGCCCTTGCGCATGCATTCCGGTAATGACGTTGCCGCCTGCCCCCGGTTTAGCTATATGTAACAAACCATCTACACGCTCAACTTTTATGGGATCCGTTACATTAAGATGCGATGCCGTCTTTCCTGGAGGCCGCCAGGAATTGTTACTTGCAGGCCCCATGATTGGATTGACCACTACATCTGGTGTTCTGGATGACTATCCCCTGCCGGTAATGTAATGGCCGTAATATCTTGCGGGGTGTAATCCTCGAGGACACACCCGTTGAACAAATTGACAACAAGATCCAGGCGCACGCCAGATAGCCGATCTACCCCTATAAATGACACCGGTTGTATCGTGCGCTCGTATTCCTGGTTCAAACGGAACGTGGTGTTGATCGTGCCACGGGATCGCTGCAGTTGGTTTAATACACCAACGAAATTCACGGCGCAGCGCTTCATATCGTGCCAGTCCTGTACCACTGTGTGCGTCGATGTTCTCGTCGCAGGATTCGGAGACTGCGTCTGTCCAGATCCGCTGACATAGGTCGTCTTCAGAAAGAAAAGGATAAGTTGGAACCGTTCCCACTCGCCGGCGGGATCTGTGAAGCTGCCGAAGCTTCTGGGCGGCATCATAAATGCGAGCGGGTACTTGGCGCCAGTCTTTCCAGCGAACTCATCAGTGATCGCCTGCTCGAGGTCATCGTTATTGATTTCCCGACCCTGCTTGGCAGAAACAAAGAAGCGGCCGCCAATTGCTTTGGACTTCGACAGTACGTTGGTGAATAACTCCTGTATGTAAGGATAGCTGATCATTCCTCGTCTTTTACCGCTTGCATCATCGCGCTCCCGTTTGCTGTATCCTTTGCCTTGAATTCCTCTTCCACCTTAACCATGATATCATCCTTGATAGACTGGAGAGCCTTTTCATAGATATGCTGCAGCTCTGCGACGTGTCCAATAAAATCTCCGTACTCCGATCCAGTCAGGCCAAGATCATTGCGCGATACCGTTTCCAGGGCATTGGTGAGCACCGCGAATTGAAATAGGGTGATACTCTGGTTCTCTTGCGGATCACTGGCAACAACCTTTGCGTATTCCAACAGGGAAAGTCTGTGGGAAATGGGGGCGGACTTAGCAATGGCCAGGGCCACACTATCCCTCCACAGATCGGTTAGTTTATCGTTAGGGAAAAATCGCTCATCCAACTCTCTCCCGAGCCGATCGGCCATGATCCTGTTTTTCTCTTGCGCGATTTTAGCGAGCGCGATTTGTTGATTCATTTGTTGCATATATAATCCGTGTTTTAAGTGTCTCCGCCAGTGAAGCGTTCCTCCATCTCCTTCTTCAATCGCTTCACGAAGTCAATCTCATCCTGGGTCAATGGGTTGCCCAGATCAACAGGGTCTGCCGGATCCGGGAAGGTGCCGAGCTCGCCGGCGTCAAACCGCTTCCAGAAGCTGACGAAATATTGGATGATCGTATTGAAGGATGGTACGCTCATGAGTGTCGTCTTCCGGATTGCTCAACGGGATTCCTCATTCTTGGAAATGGCTTTTCATACCTAAAGATTTTTCCTTTCCTCTCAGCTCGTTCCCGCTTATACTCCTTATACTTTCCTTCCGCAAAACTGAGCAGTATCCAGATGACGATGATACCGACAATGCCCGCCACCGTCAGGTGGATATCGATGTATGGCTTCTTCTCCGGCCCGATCCAAAAGTGTATATCCATCGGTTTACTATTTATACTTTCTCTGCTCCACCTCGTAATCCAGAGCCTGGGCTTCACTCAGGCTCTTATCCTCGGAAGCATATATCAGGACATCAAACAACTTGGCATCCCTCGCGCATTCGATGCTGTTCATTCCACTTGCCGCGATATCGAAGACCTTTGTTGCGGCAATGGTTTTTAGAAAGTTGATCCATCCATACCGGTCGAAATGGTCCTTTACATGCTTACCGCTGCCTTTGGCTCTGGACTTCCAGAAAACTTCAAAATGTTCATTGATATATTCATTGAAGCGGTCAAAAAAAAACCTACCTGCATGGCGATATTCATGGGTAGGGATTTCATCAGCTCCTGGCGGTCCGATCCTTCATACACCAAGTCCTCAGAATAAGGCTCGTCCTTGCGACGCAGATAGATGGCACAGAGTGGAAGCATGTATTCCCATTTACTCTGGCCGAGGTGTACCAGGTCCTTGACGATCTGCTTGGCATCGACAAATTCCGCGAACTTCTTTTTACTGGCCTGATTGAGCTCGGCAGAGCCTAGTACCCAGGTCTCGCCTTCCCAGATAAACTCTGTTTGATAATCAAGCGCTGCCTCCTCATCGAAGAGGACTGCCAGGCAGGAGTAGTAAATGCTTGCTACATCATCGATGAACTTGCTTTCCTTGATTGCCTCTACGGTGGTGCCGGCAAAGAAGGCGAATGTGCGAAACATCTTTTCAAAGTTGAACTCCATCACCTCAAGGTCCTGCAACGGCCCTTCTTTCATCTCCATGATGGATTTGGCCATCTTGTCCAGATCATTACCATGCTGCTGCTGGAATGCGATACGCTGCCCCAGGGTAATCTCTGACAGCGAGGATGGGAATACAACTTCCTTATCGTTGATGAGGATCCTCATTCCTTGACGCCCTTGGTTTTTCGTGGATCCTGTTTGGACAGCTCATCATCTATTTTTTTCTGAGCTTTCTCGTCTTTGGCTTTTCGCTGAATAGCCGTGATAATGTCCTCGACGAACGCGGTCGTTAACTCCGCGGTCTCGAATTCATCGACCCCGGCTCGCTTGGCAACACCACGCAGAACCAGAATATCTTCAGGCAGCGTATAGCTGTTGAGCAGCCCTTCTGGAGAGATAGTAGGAAGCTCGGTATACAAACGTTCTACCTTTTGCAGGTACACGGCCTTTGCATGTTGTGTGGGATTGAGGTCCTTGCTTTCGATCATCTTTACCGGCGTCAGCAATTCACCCATGAACGATGTAATGGGTGGGAAGGAGTGTATTCCTGTGTCGTCGCCTTTAAGAAGGCCACCCATGTGCTGGAATCGAACCAATATTTTATCGAAGAGGGCGTTGATTTCGAGCTGCGCATGAAAGAACTGGGAATCTTTTAGCACGGCGTTTACCTCTTTTTTTGCCTTCTCGATGATCTCGGTAGCTTTTTGGATTTGACTCATAGACATAAATTTCATTTCAAATCTATGTCATTTAAAGAGACATAATGTATCCTTTCACGTACTTTTAATTTCAAGTAATATTTTTTCACCCAAAATCATCACGTCATGCGTAAATCCATTGCGGTAATTCTGCTCCTGGCATTTTCTCTTGTTGTGGTGGGTGCTCACGGTACTCCTGACAGAGTAACGAAAGACAAAGATGCTGGCGCCGTCCTCAAAAAGGCGGAATGCAATGCATCCATGGAACTGGGCGTTTTTGTGAATGACGCTTCGGTACTCGAGGTACCGGCGGTATTCCATAAACACCTCGAATCAGTCTATTCGTTGTCGATTGGAGTAAAGCCTGAAATCCAGGCAAAAACCCCCGGCCCCACTAAAAGAGTCAAACACCATTTATTTCGATCGCGGGACATACATGGTGCGTAAAACCAGCAAACCGGTAGAATTGGCTAAAAATCAAAGGAAAAAGTCCCACGGCAATCGTGGGACTTTTTATTGCCGTACGGCTTTGTCGTACGTTATCAACACGGTCTGAATAAATATGCGGCTGCCGTGCACCGCCGTAACGTACGATGTGTTATTTTTAAACCGAAATCAAATAGCGACAAACTGTTTGAAAAAGAAAACCCCCGCTTCCATATTCCTGAATTGGATATCCAGTTTTTAGGTATTGCGAGGGCCAGATTCAGAAGGAGTAAATCAAGGTGCGACTTCTCCGACTGCGCCTATTAAGCCAACAAAGAATCGAATTTAAGAGACCCTGCCAGGTCTCTTTTTCTTTTGGCATACGACGAATGTAATTGGAAAAAGAAGAAGTTCCCGGTGTCACTTCTTCACAGTGTGTGGATATATATATTTCCGTATGAACCTGTGCATTTACTTTTTCAAACTGCTGCATTCTACCTCATTATAAATGAAATTGATCATTTTTATTCAATATTGATTATAGTCAATCACTTATGAAATTCGCTCTGTTACTACAGCAATCATTAGTGATCGAAATTTGTTCACCAGTATGTGAGATAATGGTGAGAACTCGCCGACAGTCCAACAAGCTGCTAAAATATTGATTTCTGATCTACAGTCTAAAAATCGACTTAGTTTGGCGAAAGGCGTCAGTATTTTTACAAACTAAGTCAAAAAATATTCTATGCCCAATCCAGCGGGTTGATCCTGGCCGGTACATCGCTGGCTACTTCACCATTAGAGGTCACGAACTTCTTGCGCCGCTTCAGCTGTTTGTGTGTGGTGATCCCATACCTACCGCCATCCATCGCGTGATTCTTTTTGTCCACTGGTGTGTCAGTTGGTTCCTTGTTGGCGTCCAGGTGCCATTTATACTCCTGCAGCTCCATTTCAATATTCTTGGATTCATCGGTATAATAATTGTCCATGCTGATGAGCTGTTTAATGCCAAAGTTCACCGAATCGGTTCCTTTGTCAGCTTCTTTGACATTCCATCCTAGGTCCCTCAGCTCCTGTATACTCTTTGGCTCAGCATTATCCGCATAGATGATTGACTTCTTACTGATGCCCTGGGCCGTCATCTTTTCCGAAAGTGCCGGATTGGTCAACCCTGACTCATAGATCCTCTCCCTCCAAAAATTCCTATTGTTGTGATTTTTCAATTCGACTAATGCTACCGGGTCATCCGAATAACCAAAGTCAAGTCCGTAGAAAGATTCATATGGAAGAGCCTTGAAGAACTCCAGACTTATCGGTCTGAATTTCTTATAAATCCTACCACGCACACCCTCCGCTACCAATCCCAGCACATCAGTATAATACTTCTCCGGGTTGTAAAACGGGGAGTCTGGATTTCCGTAATTGATGTACTTGGAGATCGTCTTAGGATTCAGGTTCTTGATATTGTCCAGGTAGGTGGTATGGATAATCAAAACATCAGGATTATCTTTCGGAACGGCAATGTAATAGCCCTCAGCATCAGGATTGTAATCACCATGTTCCTTGGGGTCCCAGGGTATCAAATTAAAAAATCTTTTCATCAGCCAGTGATTCTTGCCAGGTTGATTGAAGAGCATCATAATTTGAATATCCTCGATCTTGTTTGTCCGGACACTATCATCCAACTTATCGAAATCATCTTCTTCGGTTTCCTCCGTTTCCTCAATCAGGATGTGAGTCATCCCCGCAAGCGACTTCAACTTCGCGGACTGTTTACTCGAAGACTTCTTGAAACCCTTTGCGAGGAAGCCATTGCCGGTCTTCTTGTATGTGGCCGTCATGCGCTCATTGATGTCGAACTCAGAATCGTCGAAGCTGGAACTCTCCAGTCGATCCTTCCAGTCCTGCCACAGAGAGCCCTTGATATCACCGTAGATACTGCGCATCAGGGCGCCGCGGAAGTACTCCGGCTGCGTCATCTTATAAAGGAAGTAATCGGTGCCAAAGTGGGAGCCGCCTCTCGCCCGGCCACCCCAAAGGAGGATATAGCGCGCCTTTGTGGTGAAGACCTGCTGGTATTTATGGTTGAAATGAAAGGAGGCGTTGGTCAGCATTACTTCGCTGCATAGTTTTCAAAGATGACCTTGTGTGTACTGTCCGTCTGGATCGCTGCTGCACCTTTAGGTCCGCCAACTTCGATCTTGAGCTTATACAGCTGCTCCAGCTTGGCGATGTCCTCAAGAACGTCCAGTTGGACCTTGATACCTGGAGGCGATTTACGGTACTTCGGATCGAGGTCCCGGAGGAGCTTATTCCGGCGCTGGATATGATAGTTTAACCGGTGCTCGAGCTTCTTTTCGGTGATCTTGGCGAAGGCTATTTTCGCACTGGCCAGGTAACGCATGGCCTGGCGCTCGCTGATATCCCAGCTGTTGATGCATTGGGATATGATATCCGTGGTGATGTGATCCTGCAGTATCCACTCCTGGACCATTCGCAGGCGCTTCTCCTTCTCCAGGTCACCGCTTTTCGGCTTTCTCATCGTTGTTCGGTTTCACATTATTTTTTTGGGGGACTGCCGCTTTTACTTTGGGAACTTTCGGCGTTTCCTCCCCACTCGTAAATTGTGTGATGGCCAGCAAGATATCCTCATAGGCCTCCAATTGTGACTGAAGGCGAGTATAGTCATACTGCAGGTGGATATTATCCTTGATGATAGCTTGCATGATGGGAGAGTTGTAAGCCTCGATCTTGCTGCGCAGGCTGGCCGTCTTCCCGTCGAGATACTGAATGATCTTTTTCACTTCGGTGGTTTTTTCCATGATGGCTTGAATTGTAGCCATCAATATAATAGTTCAGATTTATAAATACAACGTTATTAACACGGGTTGAAGTCGGAAAGCGACAGATTCCCGGTGTGATGGGTAATCTTACACGGGATGTCATTCTTCATGCAATACTTGATGTAGCGCAGAATAGTGGACTGGACATACTGCGGTTCCAGCTCCGAAGCATAGCACCTGCGGCCGGTTTTGTCGGCAGCAATGATCGTTGTTCCGCTACCCACAAACCAGTCGCCAACCAGATCTGCCGGATTCGATGTGTCTAGAATCGCGTCGGCGATCATTCGGACTGTTTTCGGAGTCGGATGATTGTTCAGCTCCTGGCGATCGGGATTACCTCCGCTCGTGGCAGATGGATAATTCCAGACGTTTGTCCGGATCCGGTCGATCAGTTCTAAGTGAGACAGATGTTTTGCACCCTCGCCATTCTTGAAGATGAAAACGAGCTCATCATTGTCTTTGTAGAAGCCGCCCTGATCCAGGAGGTCCTCATTCCAAAGATGTTTATCACCGGCGTTGGTAAAGACAAAACAAAGCTCCTGCTTGGATCGATAAAAGGACCCGTTGGCCATTCGATCCTTTACCCACACGCATAGTTGCTTCGGAATAGGGCTACCGTACACCCGGCGACCAGCCTCTCCCATGTGCCAGTGATGGCGCCAGTCCATGAATATGTAATGGATCGCACCAGGCATGCTATGCAATACCGAGGTACGCATGATCGACTCCAGGAAGGCGACAAACTCAAGATCGCTCATCTCGCCGGCTGCCATGGCGAAATTCTCGTGCTCCACCCGATGGCTGTATAGACTCGCTGGAAGGTTGTACGGTGGGTCAGTGATAATTATCCGGCACTTCTCTTTGCCCATCAAAGAGTTTTGAATATGCGGATCCTGGAAGTCGCCACAGATCAACCGGTGATCACCCAACTGAAATAGATCGCCAGGCCGAACGATTACACTGGCCACTTCCGGGACCTCAACGAGGTACTCCTCCTCATCGATGATCTTGTGAATGTCATACGACTGCTCAAACCGGACCGTCGAGAAGCCAGGAAGATCCATCTCATTAATCAGATCATTAAAGGCTAATTCATAGCTCTCCAGGAAGTCATGAAGACCGGTCTGGGTGATCTTGGCATACATCGAGGAATAGATCAGCACAAGCCTTGCGGCCTCCTTCTTATTCCTGCATTTGATGAATGTGGCCGACAATTTTTCAGGTACGTCATATCCCTCTTGGATCAATTCCTCGAGTATCTTGATCCGATGCTTCCCATCGAGACAATACTGCACCTTCACCCGTTCTTTGCTTTTGTATTTCGCGGGGTTGGGGTTTTCGTTGATTTCCCACACATAGAATGGCTGGGTGAACTGATTACCGAGGATCGATGCTTTGAGCTTTGCATGCGCATCCGGTGCCAATTCCTTGAAGTCTTCTTGTTGAATAAAATGGAAATTCCGCCAATTGGCTGGTGCTGTTTTGATGACCCGGGAGTGGAGGAGGGGCTTCTCTTGTGTCACGTCCATACGTAAATGACATATAGTGTCACATCAAATGTAGCTCATTTATGACATAATGTATCATTTCACTCTCGCCGGTGGGAGAAAGTGGGAGGCTTCAATCCTATTAAAACAGCGACGTCGCATACCGGAATCCTTGAAACCCTTTCAGCGTCCTTTTGAAGCGTGGCTTTTCAATGGGCCCGGAGAGGATCAACCGTGGCCAGTCGAATTCCTTATTGCGGCCGTCCGCGGTGGATCCTACCATCTTCCCTTTCTCATACCCACCAAAATAACACCTACAGTAAAGCCGGTTCATGACGATCACATATACATGAATGATGTCTGCCTGTGGCCTGTTCTTGCACTTATGAAGCCAGTAGTTTCCTTCCCCGCCATCCATCCAGGATTCGAAGAAACGAAGAAACTGAAGGGGTCCGCCCTGCTCGTCCATCATTTCGCGACCGAAGGTTACCACTACAGCTTCGGGCACCAGGTTTGGGTCCTTGGAATATCCTTCTGCTGTGATCATGGGTTGATTATTGTTTAAGATGCTCCTGAAATCGGGCGATAACCTGTGGCGCGGTCAATTTGTATCTCATCCATTCATTTAGAACTTTCGTCGTATTTCCTAACCATAAGACAACCTTCTCTGCGAACGCTACCGCCCCTTTCTCCCCTTCGGTGTGACCGGCGAGGTAGGCCCTACGTACATCGACATTTTCAGCCGTCCCTTCATCATTCCATCCCAACGAATCGGCGAATTTTTTCGCCTTAGCTTCCACGGCTTGTGGGGCGCTACTGGATTGGACGGATTCGGGATGATTAATAGTATATTGCAGTTCTCTGGCTTTATCCTCCCAATATTTTCTTAGCTTATGTTCGTAATTGAATACCTCAAGCGTCACCGCTTCTTTCTCCGCTTCACTGTGACCGGCGAGGCTTTCAATGGCTTCCTCTGTTTGTGAATAGTCGGCATACAGTTCGGAATCGGTGTACATTCTTGCCATTCTATCATTTGCGTCGCACTTGGCACGGTAACCGTTGGAAGTAATCTTCGAATAGTTGTCATTAATGTAGGCCAAGAACATTAGCGTGTGTTCTCTTATTCCTGGCTTCCACTTTTTCGCCTTCGCTTCTATCGTCTTCGTGTCCCGAACGGGAACTCCTTCAATAAGTATCTCCAACGCTTTGCTTACTCTTTTTGAAGCCTCTATATTTCTCGATGTCTCATCGTCGTCTTTATGATCAGATCCATCGCCTTGACCGCATAAGCCTTGTTCAACAAAAAACATCAGCATGTCTTCTATTTCCCCCGCATCTAAATGTTTAGAATTGCGGCCCGTGTCCACTTTTGGCGGTGCTATTGGGCCGTTTCGCCACCATGACTCATCGGGCAGCCCGCAATGATTGCAGCAGTCAATGCCCGTAGTTCCGTGCTTGTCGTCTGGTTTGCATTGACAATGGATTGCCGAGATTGCAACGGTTTTGTTCATCATTTTCATTACCGCGATGCGAAATTGTCCGTTCACATTACCGCCCTCCAGAAAGTTTTGAATGGATGGGCGTAGAAATTCCCTGTTCTGCTGTATGTGCATTTCAATCATACATTCGCGCGTCTTCTCCATGATGATCGCCAAGTGCTTTTGTATGAAAGGATCGCTGGTCTCTCCGGTCTCCGTGTCTTGGGGAGCGGGGGTGAGCAATGGAAAATTTAAGTCTTCAGCTTTGTACGTTGGCCGTTGACTTTCTTCTATTTCACCTTTGTATAGGTCATCGTACAGTTTTTTCCCGACGCCCGTTCTGTCAGGCGAAGTCATGCCGAGGTCTTCATACATGGCTTTTAACTTTGATTCAAAATACTGCCCAACTATTTTATTATTCGGCATCACCGGGAAGGCTATACCAAGCCTCATTCCTTCTTCAAATATTTTAAAGAATAGGGCTTCAAATTCCTCGGCGGTTAATGCGTCGTTCTCTCCGGCTTGCTGTTGTTTACTCATAGTATAATTTTAAGAATGATGTAATGCGACCATATGGGGATTTGCCGAGATAAAGCGTCCAATGGTCGATCGTTCCGCTCGGGCAATAGTGTTTCCCTAAATGGTCTGGATCGGTGCGGCCGGTGTACCAATCGCAATTCGACATCTGGTCTGCTACATCACTGGTTAACGGGAACAGTGTGTAATCTCCATCGCTGAACATTTCCCCGCAATTGTCGCAGACACCTACGTAGCATTCTTCTTTCTGTATCATAATTTTCGATTTAATTGTTTTGCTGCTCATGGCTGGTAGCTGAACCGGATGTGTGATCATGAGGTCCCACGTGGTCAGTGTATATTCTCTCAATTTCTGCCCAGGCTTCGAGTGAATTCCGAAGTTGGTGGTTGACGGTAGCCAGCAAGTTGGCAGTATCGGCCAGCACCTGGTTGCGCTCCTCGGCGCCGCCAGCATACATATCCTTTTTTGCCCGGATCTTCAGAGTACTGAGGTTGTCGATGTTGATGCATGCATATGGCGGATCGATCTTATTCAGATATTCGACAAAGCCGGGCCTGTGCAGGATCACTACGCCGCCAATTCCGGCATCGTGCATGATGGCCTTTATTTCTTCCATGGCCTTTTTTAATTTGGGGTCGTATTGCATGTCCGTTCTATTTTTATCAATCATTCGGTTCTATAGCACACAGGCTAGAATTGAGGATCTTCCGGTCCTGCCATATCTGATATGCCTGCATGAACGGCATTTCGTGCTCGAGCAACTCTTTCAGCCGATCGAAGTCCTTTTCTTCGGAGCCAGATGCGTAAGGATGTTTTGCCATCCAGACATGGAGATCTTCCAGACTGAAGCGATCTAATAGCTTGGAGTTATTCTCATCAACCTGGACAAGCCAGGCGAGGAGGCCAGCATGATCGCCATGGTAATGCTTTGTCCCGTAGGATCTGTTCTTCTTTGCAACCTGGAACCAGTCTTCGGCCATGTCCTCGAGGACGATGAACGGGATCTTGTACCAGGTGCATTCCCAGTTGATCACGGCGAAGCTGCTTCCGAAATCGTCGGGCAAGATGTGCTCGGGCATCGAAGTCGTTTTCTTATTCATCGGTTATTTCTTTTTGGCTGAATCGGTCTTGATCTGCGGCTGCAGCTGCTGTAACCACTGTCTCTGTATGCTGGAAAGCGTGTCACAGAGTGGTAGCGCTACATTGCTCGCAACGCTGGAGCTCTTCAAAACCTCCTTGGTGTATTCCAGGATATTGAGTTTCGTCTGCCATTCTTCCGCCGAGTACTCCACCTTCAGCTTCCCGGCCGGTTTGAGGGTTTGGAAGGCGATAGCTGTTGCTGCAGAGACGGCGATCAATGTGATCAGTAATGTTCTTTTCATGTTTGATGTTACTTTTTATGTGAATAGGTATTATCCAGTTTATTGTGGATCCAGATCCGCTCGTAGTTGACTTCAACTTTTGCTTTTATTCCAACCGTGAGGTCCGCCACATTGAAACCCGACTGAGCGGCGGAGTGCAGCAGGCACATAAAGCAGTCTGCATACTCGTCCAACTGTTGCGGTGTGGGATGGCCCTCCAGTATGGCGGTCTTCAGTTCCTCTACTTCTTTCAATAATTTACGAAGAGACGAGAGGGCCGTTGCTTTTTCAAATGTCTGGGACGACCAACTTTGCCATTCGCTGGCGACAGTATGGAAATGATCAGAGCCTTCTTCCGGAAAAAAATCATTGTCGAAGCAGAGGCCGATAAATGGCTCCCCATTTTCAGGAACGGTGGCGTCATCAAAGAACTCGATTCTGAAACCGGGATAAATGCCGGCGGACGTTCCTTCATCCTCGCCCGTATCCTCATGCAGGTTGCGCAGGCCATCATATATCGCTACTTCCGGATCGCCCGGGATATCCTGCAGGCGCGCTATGAATTCACTCTTTTTCAATGGTCAATTGTTTTAAAGTTTTCAAGACTGTTTTGTAACTCGTCGCTGTTGCCCTGATCACCGTCCATCCCAGTACCTGAGCTCGTGTGTATTTTTCTACGTCCCGGTTTACGCCTGAGGCCGATGTATGCCCGCTCTTCTCCATGAAGATGCCGCCCTCGTATTCCACAGCGATCATCATAGATGGGATGGCATAGTCAAAGCGCCACCTGCGTTTCTTCTCAAACCGGTATTCCTGCTCGAGCGTGATCGATCGCTTCTTACACCAGTACTCCAGATTCATATCCAGCCAAACCAGACCGGCGGGTCTGGCGCGCGGCAAATGTCCTTGCTTGACCACGCCATTCTCAACGTAGGTCACGACTGGTCGCGGCTTGTTGGCGGAAAAGCCTTTGATCTTTCCTTCCCTGGCCAACTGCTGGATATATTTTTCACTCCACTGCTTCATCTGGCAAAGTATTTTGTGATCTCGCCGAGGAACCGCGGATCCCAAACCTTGATGAAAAACTTTCCCTCTTCCTTGCGTCCTGCCACGATGGCTTTGAAATCGCGCATCAACTGTCGGTACTGGTCCCTATTCACCTCGATCGGTATATTGTAGCGGATCTTCATGCGTCAAAATGGTAAATCGTCCATTGGTTTTGTAAGTTCTTCTTCATGTGCCTGCGGTTCTTCTACTTCATCCTTTCTCCTCGCCTTGGAGAAATCGATCAACGGTGGTCCTTCCACCGGTCTCCAGGCGCCTTCTCCCAACTCCGGTGGAGGAGCGCGATAATCTTCCGGTAATTTGATATTGGAGCTGTCGAATATGTACTGCCGGGTATGGGTGTCATACCGGTAGGAGCTGAAACCGACGTGACCGAGCCAGTGCTGTTTTACCTTTTGAACATAGATGTCAGTCACATTAGTTTCAAAATCCCGGTACACGCAAAGGCCGTTATTGGTTTTGTTATAAAAATGGGCGCCGCCGGAGATACTGTAAAGCGTGGGGATCTCATGCTTACCGTTCTTTCCTTTCTGCATCTTCGTCGTATGTGCGACTACGAAAACATGCACGCCGTATTTCCGAGCAAACCGGATGATCCGTGAGTAGGCCTTGCTCACATAGTCAGTTTCTGACATGGTATGCTCCCGGTCCTGTTCAATCCAGTTCCAGGGATTGAGGAAAAGGAATTCTATTCCGAACCGCAGTACGAGAAGTATGGCGATCTTCAACAAGTTGTCCAGCGTTGTTTCAATTTCCTCTGTATTGTAGAAATGCACGAACTGATCGATCTGAGAAATGGCCCAATCGAACTGCATTTTGGTCATCCGTTCATCCTTGTTCTTCCTGAATCCAAAGCTTTTGCCCGTTAACTTTTCGGCTATCTTGGAGGTCGTTTCCGCCGGCGATTCCTCAAACCCGCAGTCGCCGATATTCAATCCCTTTTTGATCAGCATAGCTTTCACCCAGTTCAACCATTCATCTTTTCCGTGCCCGGGGATTCCGGTAACTGTCGTCACCTGGCCAGGAGCAAAGGAGAGAAGATGATCAAACCCCTTGATTCCGCATTTGACGCCCGGAGGATAGCCGTGTTCAAACCAATCGTCCACGACTGGATATATCTCATCCATGGTCATAATCCCCTCAAGGGGCCATTCCTTAGCGGCGGCGTACATATCCTTGATGCCTTGTGGTCCCAACTTTACCAATACATCGTTAGAATCTTTACATTCCTTCGGGTACTCGACCGTCCAGCATTTCTCCTTACCGATGCGGCGAGCGAGTTCTTCCTTCAGCAACCTGCCAGCAGGATCATCGTCGACAGCAATGATGACCTTTTTGATCTTCAGGAAATATTCCCAGCAGTTGTCGAGATACTCCAGCTTTTGGTTCCCCTTCGCAGCACCGTTGGGCACACTGATCACGTTATGGATCCCGCTCTCTATCCATGACAGGCAATCCGGCTCGCCTTCAACGATTACTATTTCCTCCTCATCGATCAATGCATCGAGATTGTAGAAGATCAGTTGGGCATCTTTGGAAAGCTTGAAGGACTTCTTCGGGCCCCGAAATTTAATGTTGACCAATTCATCGAAGCGGTAGTAGTTGAAACAGATCACGGGTACATCCTTTTGAAACTGCGGCATCCACTCGACTGCTTCGGTTATCTTCATCCGAAGCAGCGTATTGTTGCTTATCTTTCGGGACTCGAACCACGCGATCTTCTTTGGATCCAGCTTTTCCAGCCTTGGCTCAGGGCGAATAAATTCTTTCCTGACTCCCGCTTCTTCGATCTCGATGTTGTACTTTTTTGCAAGGTACTCCATGGCCTCCACGAATGACTTGTTCTCATGCTCGACCAGGAATTGAATCGCATCGCCGCTCTTTCCACAGCCGAAGCATTTGTAAATCTGCTTTGGTGGAGAGACACTAAAGGACCCGGACTTCTCCGCGTGAAAGGGGCAGAGCCCCACGAAGTTGGCGCCCGTCTTTTTCAGCTTTACAAAATCCTGTATCACCTCCACGATATTTAGCTTCGATTTGATATGTTCGATGTTTTCCCCCGTCATGTTACATCACCATTTTTTTAGGCTCCGGATTACTATTCGCTGCAGAGGGAAGAAGAGGATTTAAACCCTTACGCACCCAGTTGGTGAAATGCTTTTTATAATCACCGGGGTTCTTCCGGTACTCTCCTAAGCTTTCCAGGTAACGGTTGAATCCCTCCAGGTTTGGCTGATCTGCTTTGCTGGCTTTTATCCAACGTTGGTCTTTCAGGGCAATGATGAGGCAATCCTCAATTTTGTGAAATTCAGTGGGCGACTCTCTCTCTTGTATTGTTCTGTTATGTACTGTACTGTTATGTACTGTGTTCAATTGTGTTCCTTTTTCCGGAACATCTGTTAACAGGTGTTGAACAGGTGTTCCCTTCTTTCTCCTTGATTCTCCGGAAATTATACCGGCCCTCGATTTTTGCTTGGAAAACTCTTTGCGAACTTTAATATCTGCGATGACTCTTTCCGTGGTGAAAAACTTTTTTCTGACACTTTTAAAAACCTTGTAGACATTTATCGAGCGGTCGATAAAGCATTTTATGAATTCGATTTCCTCACCACTTTGCTGGCTGATCGCGAGGTAAGTCAGTTCGTCGTTCTCCATGTACTTATTGCGGTCTTCATACAGCATCTCCACGATAATCCAGAACAAGCCATAGCCTCGGGCTTTTTCCTGGTGAAGGAGGGTAGCTAATTTCTTCTTATTGCGCGTTCCGTAATCATGACTGAACCATTCTTTTGCCATAGGTTATTGATGTTGGTGTGCTTTAAATAAGTCTATCTGCGGATCCTTCTTGAACTTTTTAAACAGCCGGAGCTTCGCTTCCTCCACGGCTATATTGTGTTGCGCCTCCCAGGCCGATATAGACCGCTCCAGGATCCTGCGGGGATATGTCGTCTTCATCCAGGTCAGGGATTTCTCCGTGGACCGGATCAGGTCGTCATAGCCAACCGCAAGGGGCGATATTGCATCCCGCCGGCGCACGGGTTAGTAGATCACTCGTCTTTTGGAATTCCCGATATTGTAGATCTCCTCCAGATTCGCCATGTATTGCTTCCAGTTGCCCTGCGCCTGCAAGCGCTTCGGATCGCTCTTGAACTTCTTTACAAGGATGTCCATCTTAAAGTCTTCCTTTCCCGCATCGACCAGTTTGCATATTGCTTTTACGAAGTTTCGTCCGTTCCAGCAAGAGAACTCCACAAAGGCCTTGCAGGTCTCAGCGATCAGCACAGCCTCTTTATACTTCTTGACCTCATATGTCCCTTGCTCGAAGGAGAGGCGAAGAAGGTCTTCACCGGTGCTTCCATCTGCCTGCAGCGAACCACGGGATAGCAGCATAAGCGATGTGCCGACCGCGATTCCGTATTGCTTTAAAAATGCGTCCAGGCGCTTGTAATTGTTGTTTCCAGCCTTCACGTAACAGTTGATGAAATCAGCGTCCTTCCATTTCTCAGTATTGCTATTGATCTTGGCCACGTTGTGAAGTGTCATGTTCGCGGCGTGGATGATGTAGTGAACCGGCCGGGCCAGCTGCCGGGCGACCTCTAACCTGTGCTGGCCATCCATCACCTCGAGCTTGCTCTTATGCTCCTTAACCAAAACGGGAACCTCATCAAGCACGTCGTTGCCGCTCTGGATCTCGGCGATGATCCGCTGGACCTTCTTTTTATTGATTGGCCGGTTACCATCGACCATGAGGAAAATTTTATAGTCGCTGGTTTGGTAGACCTTGACCTTGGAGGACGTGTGATTCATTACAATTGATTTTAAAAATTATGAGATCTGATTTTTTCTCGAAGTATGTTGTTTGAATTGTTGGCTTTGTAAAGCTGTATAGCAGCTGCAGGGTCCTCTCCCTTTTTGACGTAGATATAAGTGCCGTTATCCACCTTGACACTTCTCATCTGGCTGTAGTCGACGACGCGAGTCCTTAATTTGCCACGACTTTCGGACTGGCGCTTCTCCGCCTGCCGGCGTTCGTCGAGGTTCCTGGATTTTTGGCGTTCACGATCGCGTTCTGCCTGGCGAGCTTTAAGCCCACCGGGATCCCGGTTAACCTTTTCCTTCTTGGGTTTGATCGGCTTAGCGGCTTTTACTTTCGCCGCCTTCGGAGGTCGCTGTTCCCGTTTATGCTGCAGGCGCTCTTCCTTGCGATCAGCCCTTTCCTTTGCCAGGGCTTGCAGTTTTTCCAGCCTGCGTTTCTCCTTCTCTTCACGAGCTGAACGAACATCTGCCGTACGAGAGTCTGCCTCACCAGCGGTCAGCTCATTGATGATATCAGTAATATCCTGCAACGGGCGCTCCATGAGGTCGGCCAATTCTTCATCGGTCCGGGTGGACAATGAGGAGCGGAGGAATTGTAGTTCGAGAGGAGAGAAAGGGCTTAACATGTAAGATTTGCGTTCAGGGAATTGAATAATGGGGTAGTAAGAAGCCCGGCGCCACGTGCCACCGGGCTTGTCATTTACTGATGAACCGGCGTGCCGATCTCTTCTTCGACCGTGGTCGCCTGATCAGCGGTGATCTCAAACTCGATCTCGCCCTCAAGCGTCACGACGCCTTCGCCGCGGTCCGCATCGAGCTTCCACTTCACGATCGTGTTCTTGACGCTCTCGTCGGCAGTGTGAGGGACCCCCACCACATCGAACGTCACTTCGTCCACCTTTTCTACGGTTACAACCGTGTCATCCAGTGTGGTGAACTCGGATCCGCTGGGATCCACCTTTGACGCGTCACCATCATCGTCTTTTGGTTTCAGAACGATCCTGGTCCTGAAATCATGAGGCATGCTTACCTTCTTGCTCATTGTTCCTTGAATTTTGATTTGATTTATAAATAAGTCCATATCTATCGGACTTTGTCTAATTGACTGCAGCAGCTCTTCATAATCATTCCGGTAAATATCCCGTTGGGTTCGCACCACCATCAGATATGTCTCGAGCTCATAGATCTTTACCTTCTTATTGCGTATCCGCCTTTTTAACTGACAGATTGCATCCGCCATTACGGCAAGAGGGATTAAGGAGATAGTAATTACAAGGATGTTGCTCATTTTATTTTGATGGGGTTTACGATGAAAGAATCGAGGTTTAAGTAGCAGCCATGGTAACGGATAGATCCTTCCCGGAATAATTTCCAGATCAGACCGCAGCCAAACTGCGCAAGCGTTGAATTGATGAATAGATCCTGTTTATTCAGTGCTTCCGCAAGTGAGCAGCTGGGCCCCAACTTATCTTCCTGAATGGTTTTGAGTTGGGGAAACATAGAAGTCACTGTCTTGAGATTCGCCCTGGTATTCTTTACACCCTTGGGTTGTTCAACGGGCACCAGCGTACCGAGAATGACCTGTCCTGTCTTCTGCAGGTTGCCGAGATCCATCCAATACAACCGTTGCTCAGGATCGTCGCGACGAGTCTTACGGACACTCTCGAGCTTCATCCCCATCATTACCCGACCCATAGCGGTATCGATACAGGAGATGGTGATATTTGAATTGCATTGTCCGCCGAAGATTTCAGGGACAGCTTCCCACTCCAGACCGTAGAATCGGTTGATACGTGTGGTAAGGACTACGGCCTTATTATGCCCGAGATCGGAAGTGCTGAAAAGCTGCCGGCCTATATTGGCCGATGTCACCTGATCATTATCGTAGGCTCGAACATGCAAACCCGGGTGACCCATGGAGAGCAGGGCTTCATTGATTCGGCCGAGGCCTGTTAGGACCTGGCTGCCGGTGCCACCGATCCCGGCGACGGCGACCGTTATTTTATGTGGTGGATTTCGCAGGTACGGATGCGCTACGTGGACTTTCATTGAATGATATTTTTGATGAGGCGTTTTGATTCTTTTAATTCCTGCAGGTCTGACCACTTTACCTTCTCCTTACTGTTCACCAGTTTCGTGTAGATGTCCTTCAGCTCGGACTTCGTTGGCGTCGTAGCGCCATTGAGATGCGAGAACTCGCTCAACCAAAACAAGTCCTCCCAGTATTTGATCGTGCTGATGAAATTTTTATCAATAGGCTTGCGGACTTTGGCATTTCCAAGACAGACCTTGCCGTTCTCCGATACGTTGTGATAAGGTGACCGGAAAAGTTTGGTTTTCTCCGTAGGCCGATCATCCTTCTTCATGGCAAATACGTACAGTTCGCCGTTCTCCACCAGGTAGAGGAGGGGCGGTGTCCAAATCCTTCCGGACTTTATCCTGAGCTGATCAGCGAAGTGGTGGTAGCGAAGCTCTGCTGGCCGGTACCAGGCTAGATTGTATTGTGTTCCGGGGTTGGGCCGGTAAAAGAGGAGGTTGTCTGGAATCGCCCCGCAGAGGATCGAGCGATCGCGATTCTGATCGTGGAATATCGATACCATGCCGGCAATCGTTTCGTGCAGTAAAGGCTTTCCTTCCAGGATCTGACCAGCTTCATTTATTTGGTGACTTTCCAGATGATAATGATCTGGATGACCCATCGTCTGTTCAGATTTGTAAACCATTATGGCTAGCCGGGGCTTAAATTTCTTCTCGAGTAGTTCGGTGCGTTCGTTCATAATAGGTTTCGTCCTTTATCGTAATTATTAAATCGGGAAGTAATATTTTGATAGAGCCGGGTGATCTCTGTCAGCCTCTGTGGCCAGTCTACACAGGCTGCGAATCTTTTCAGATCAAGGCCACTCTTTGTGCCCGGCATAATGCGGGCACAAAGAGTGGGGAAGAACACTTCACAGCCCCTGGCCATATCATCAATAATATTTGCCTGGGTACCTAAAAGGTGGTCCTGCCAATCCCAGATAATGGTTACTTGCTGATCATAGCGGAGACCTTCATACTCCTCGCCATCTCCCATATGGTAGCAGAAGTCGGCAACCCCCACAGGTATCGTCATTACTTCACAGGCCTTCTTCATAAATTGAACTAGCTTGGATTGCCCGGGAAATTTCTTTAACAACCGGAGCAATTCTTTTGGCGTCTTCTTCTTCGCATTCATGATCTGTTGCTGGTATTGCCAGGCTACTCCAGTTTCGTATTCAGCGATCGTAGTCTCCAGATCAGCCAGTCTTTGTTTCGCCTGCTCAAGGGGTACGCGTTCCAATGTCTCTGAATCCAGTCGCTCGGGATTGTTAAGTACCTGACGTAATTCATACACATAGTTCCCATTGATGTAATGTGCATCCATCGAGCCGTCGAACCAGCTGGGAATATGACAGTGATAAATGAACGAGCGGAGGAAGACAATAAACAGGTCATGCAGCCGTGGATTGCTGGTGAGTAAATCTTCTACGATTGGCTTGATCTCAAAAAAATGCCACCAACTACCACACTGGCATTCCTTAAACATCGTGAAATGATAGCCTACCCTTTTCCTTTTACTATTATAATGCTCATCGATATTCAAATCAAATCCCTTCGGGCAGATATTTTCTTTGAATGCCTTTAGTATCTCTGATATTGCCGAGGCGGTATCCGGTCTTTTGGTGAACGAAGACCGGGATATCTTCAAAAGCTCGGCACCTACGTTATAGCAATCGAGCAGATCCTTGTACATCACTAGCTCCTCACTATCTTTTTCCTCTGTTAACATAGTATCGGCCAGGTTACCCCAGGACTTGTCCTTGAGGGTTAAGGCAAAAACGGAATTGCTGATGACGGCGGAAGAATGCGGATCGCTTCCCTCGCGTCGCGTGCGTCCATCATCGGCCGGTTTATTTCTTTGATCAACACGCGGCCGAGGCGATCGTGAAGTTCTTCGGGACTTAGTTTTGGGCATGGTTTAGCTTTTTTCTTTTTCATTACTGCTTTTGAATGCGTTCCTGGATATAGCGTTGAGCGGTCCTCACCTGATGGTAGGCTTCAGGCGCGACCTTTTTTAAGTCCGCCAATTCGCATTCAGTCATTTTGCGGAGACTCAGATCTTTTTTGAAGAAATACAGTGTTCCGCAATAAAAACAAATGCTTACTGACCCGGGTACAGGTTTTGCACCATCTCGCAGTGGAGTCTCGGTATCCAGAATTTTATGACAGGATACACAGTTCATCCTTTCGTCCCCACTGTTGTTTTTACGTTGTAGGTTGCCTTCTTTCCCTCAACCCGCGGCTCATCCACTGTCGCAGTTGTCAGCTCAGGGTACTGTGATCCGTAAAAGCTGAGGCATTCTTCGGTGGTGAATTCCGGGTTTGGATCGGGGAGAGTTACGATCTCGCCGTTCTTTTTGAATTTGAATTCTCGGATGGGTGTGATTACTTCTGACATAAAAAGTGTTTTATTGATTAATTAATGGGTTATCCAAATAGTGAGACTTCGGTGACTGGTGGCGCCAGGGAGGGCTTGACCTTCGGCTTTTCCGGTTTAACCGCCTTGACCTTTGGAAGCTTCGGCGCCGGTTTAGCCTTTGGGGTCTTTATCTTCTCCTTAACAACCGGTTTCTTTTTTGGCGGCAGGCGCTTAAGAGACCTCTTCTTTGGTGGGGAGACCTTCTTTATATTCGACTTAGCAACCTTTTTGTCGGTTGTCTTTTTCACAGTCGGTGCGCTCTTCTTGACCTTCTTTTTGACACGGGTTACTGACGTCCTTACGATCGGGGCAACAGCGGGATTCTCCGGAAAGACCTCCTGCTGTGCCAATGGTGGTGGAGCAGTCATCACGATCGGCATAATGGCGTCAAAGAATTCAGCCGTGACATCGCCAGGGTCCTTTGTCGTGATCGCGGGAAGGGCACCGGCAATCGATCCTGGTTTTACACTGACTGTAAGCTTTCCATTCTTCTGGAAGATCCTGATCAGGATATCCACTCCGCCGAGTGATGCCAGACGTCTAAAAAAATCAGGTTCATCAGCGGTGAGGTCCTGTGCCTGTTGGCCAGCCTCCTCTTCAAGAGGCACCGCAGTGTCCTCCAGGAGGTTCTCATCCGGCATACTGGCGGCCCGGGAATCGACTACGGTAACCACCGGTTCAACCTTGCAGGCAGAGCAGAGATCATCCTCCACCCAGGTGCAGGGAAGCCCAGTCTTTTCGATACACTGCCGGCAGTCATGTTCCGTGCAGCCGCAGCTCCGACATCTCTTAAGATTGTCGATCCACGATTTACACTGCTCGATACTTTTATTCAAAGAAGCCGGCTCTTCCGTACTATAGAAAAAATAAAAGAGTGGTGTTGTGAGATGGTCATCGGCCGGCGAAAACACCACAGCTTTCTTTTCCGTCAACGATCCATCGTCACTGACCTTGTCGTATATCTTATATCCCTTCCATTCTCTCAGGAAGTTCATCGTGTCGGGGGTAGTGCTTTTGCTCTTCATAGTTTAATCGAGTTTAAGTGGCATGATGAGACCGATGTAAGCAGGATCCTCCTCCGTGGATACCAGGACGGCCTTCGTCTTATCGTGAATGTGAAGACGGATAGTATCATGGTCTACCTGGTGCATGATCGTGAGCAGCCGCTTTGCATTGAGAGAGATTACAGCCACAGGTCCTTCATAGGCACCCTGAACCGTAGCCTTGAGCTTGCGCTGGTAGTCCGGGTCGTCCGTCACCAACTGAATACTGCCCACCGTTTCCTTCAGGCTGAACGTGGTTTGTCTGGTGGCCAGGCTGGAGAGACACATTTTATCGAGCGCATGCATAAACGCTGCGCGATCGAGCACCAGATTTGATTCATAATCCGGCAGGATCGAATTGTAGTTGGGATATTTATCTTCATACCTCTTAGCCCATATGGTCGTTGTGCCGCTTTGGAAGCAGAGCATATTCTTTGACCAGGACACCTCGAGTTCCTTTGATCCCTGCAGCGCAGCCGCCAGTCGATGAGAGAAGTGCAGCTGATCAGCAATCTTTGACTCGCCTTCCAACTTTCTTTTGAAGAGAAAATACGAATCGGTACTGACCAGGAAGATACCCTTCGGCGTGATATCGAGGCAGGCCCGCGTGAGGGCCTTGTCGTCCTCCTTCTTGCTGGTCGTTTCCATTGCCTTCGATAGCCACCCTACAAAGGATTCATCCAGGTGTAAGGCATTCCCTTTCGGTACGGAGGGTATCTTGGCGAAGTCCTCTACCTTCACCAGGCTGTTAAATTCATAAACGTCATTATCCCCACTGAACCGTGCTTTACGTGCCGAAGGGTGCTCGATGACCATGGTGACCGATTTCAACAGGCCGACATACTTATAAACGTCCTCAAAGGGAAGAAGCAGATCAAACTCCTCGGCCGCATTCGCCTCGCACTTTTCGCTGATGGTGAGATCATTATTAGATGTGATGAACTCCACCTGTCCTTTGGTCACCCGTACCAATACATTGGACAAGGCAGGCAAAATGGGATTCGCAATTATAGCCAGGGAGAGCTTCTTAAAAGCCTTCTTTACCTGGTCAGAAGAGATACTGAACTTTTTCATTCGACTGAGGTTTTGATGTTTTCTTTCTTGGTTTATAAATATTGAAGGGATCCTGCAGCGCTTCCCTTGTCTTGTACATTCTCTTGATCAGGCATTTTCCATGCAGGCGACGAACCATCCAGAGGTTCAGCGTAATCCTCCCATCCGGGGTGTGCTTCCAGATCTTGATCTTCGGATCGATGAACCGGTCGATCGAGTCCACCGTTCGAGCGTGCAGACGTAAGAGTACATTACCCCGCCCATCGTATAACCGATAGCTCTTAGCGCCAGTGCTCAGTGTGCTCTTCTTGAGATAGCATCCCGAGAGCAGTTTAATAATGAGTGCTTTTTGTGGCGCTGTCATGTTATTTCAATTCATAAGATTCGTCAATAGATGTTGCCGGGCGATCTACGCAGATCCTCTCGTGCTGGTATTTCCGGTCATACGGATTGTGCAGCCTGGGAATGATCGCCCTGGCATTGTCCGCGGTACCGAAGTCATGGGCCTCATTCGGGTTGGATGTCAGCTCAGCCAGTAGATTTGCATCCGTGACATTTGAGCGCCGGCTCGTAGCGGATATATATCGCCGGGGCGTTGTATCGTCCGTGAATATGGTAGTAATCTTTGTGGCCATGTTGATTTTGAAAGTTGGTTTTTAAGTGAATTCATGGCGCTTAGTTTCCTTACGCCTCACGATTGTTGTTTTGACTGGAAATTTTTCTTTCGGAACCTGCTGAATCATCTCTGCCAATACCTTCGAGGAAGAGAAGGCAACTCTCAGTAAGTCTTCGAATTTTATCTGGAGGCTGAGGCATATCTCGTATTTCTCCGGGAATTTGGATGGCCCGATCTTGAAATCCAGCACTTCGATCTCCTTGCCCATTATATCTTCCATTTCGATCTTTGGTCCGACAAAGCCTTTTGTCTTTGCCTTTATGTTTAAATCCTTGAAACTTGTTGTTGTCATATAGCAGTTTTTTTAAGAGATGGTTGCAGTTCGCGTGCTTTGCCAAACCGTAATAGGAGGGAATGGATCTGGAATTGGGGTTGCGGGCAACACTGCGGGCAAAACGCTTCTTGGTTCGCTTGCGAAGGCGCCGGTGGGTATGGTAGAAAACGTAGCCCACAACGTCAATTCCATTGGACACTGGGAATACCTGGTAGTTCGATTTCAGTTCCAGTTTTAGATGGGTGGCCAGGTATTCTTGGATGATGACGCGCAGCTGATGGAGCTGCGGCTTGGTGGCAGCCGGGATAATGATATCATCCATATACCGGAAGTAGTATTGGACGCCGACGACTTCTTTTAGAAAATGATCAAGGCCATTCAGGTATAGATTCGCAAAGAAGCCGCTGAGATGGTTACCGATCGGTAAGCCGGGAGCACTGTCAATGATCTCGTCTATCAGCCCCAAAAGATCCGGGTCCTTGATTTTTCGACGCAGCTTGAATTTCAGGATCGTGTGGTCGATGTTCTGATAAAACTTCTTTACATCGATCTTCAGACAGTACTGCGTTCCGGCTTGATCGCGCAGGGCTCTCTCCAGGTCATCGCAAAAGGCCTTAACACCTTTCCCCTTGATGGAAGCATACGAGTTCGTGGTAAAGGAAGACACCAGGATCTGCTCCAGCGGAATCATGATCGCATGATGAACGATTCCGTCCGGGTAGTAGGGGAGCTTGCATATAATCCGCTCTTTAGGGTCCCTGATTGTTTTCAGAGTATAGGGAGACGTAGAATATTCGTTGTACAAAAGCATGTCGCGCAGCTCCAGCAGGTTTTCATCTCGGTTCCTGTCAAAGGCCCGTATATCGGATCGGTGCTTCTTCCCGATCCGCGCAATGGCGTCCGCTTGCTGGAGGTTCTCCAGGGTGCAAACTTGAGCGAATAAATTACCTTTTCGTTTCATGCCTTTGCTTTCATGGGTCTGCTTCCCTTTCGGTACCACAGCCCCAATTAGATGAATCATTTTTTGCCATGTGGGCAAGGCCTGCACTATCGTGAGATTCGCATAGTCGGGACGCGACGTTCGTATTCGAGTTATCGTAGTTGACATCGTTGAACGACAGCCTGAAGCCGGAAGAGTCACGCTTTTGACAGTGCACAGCCTGTTATCGGTCATTCCTGCGGGATATAAATATCCTCACAGAGATCCGGGAATGTGTCGAACATGAACTTGGTTCGGGGCTCGTCCCGAAATTGAAGGCGGGACGCGACGCCCGAAATCGAGTCATCGAAGTTGACATCGACGAACGACAGCCCGAAGCCGGAACGCTTGTTAGCATCAGGGTTTATCCAGGCCCAGAAATAGTACCTGCGCTCTGTTGGTGTGGGCTTCCACAAATTGCCTTCTTTGTCCTTATTCACTGAAGTGCGGATAATATCCCACCGGAAGGACGACCGGTGATACTGCTCCTGCGCAGGTGCCAGTCCACACTTGGAGTAATCAGGTTCAGCCAAAGGATCGCGTTCCTGGTCGGCACAGGCCGCCTCATAGCTGGTGATAGTTTTGTAATTAAACATTGTGTGTATTTTGATAATGATGAAATGATTGTTTAGCGCTTGGTCATATAGCGTTTGCAGATATCCGGGAAACGTTCAGCGATGAGTTTGTGATGATCTTCTTTTAAAAGATGAAGGCGGGACGCGACGCACGTACGCGAGTTAACGAAGTCGACATCGCGAAACGACAGCCCGAAGCCGGATTCAGGGCGCATATCCCACCAGGCTATATATTTTTTCTGTTTGGGGTCAGCCCAGTCAGGAACCTTTCCTTCGTTGAATGCCTCTATCAACACTGCCATCTCACCGCAGGCATTCAGCCAATCCTGGAAGGCGTTAGAGGGATTAGCAAAGGGCCTGACCTCTTCTATCGGACGGCCGGTTTCCACGCAGGCATCGTCGACAGTCCATATTCGATCCGCTATGTTGATATTTCGATTGAAGGTTTTTCGGCCGAATTTTTCCTCCAGCTTTTCCTTGCCTGCAGGGGTTGATTCCTGGTAGATAGCGATGATGTCGTTTTTTGATAGTTGTACTGGTACTGGTTCCATATTTAGTTTTTTGAAAAGATTACGTTAGTTAATGGGCGCCATGCGCCGTTGACGACATTTGAAATAAAGTAGTGGCCTTTGTTATCCCTCTCGATCTGCATGGTCTCTATCTTTCCGAATACATTGAGATTGCCACCCATGTCCACTACCCATCCAGTCTTCTTCGTTCCATCAGGATAGGTGAAAGGGCGCATGACTCTGCCTGCGATCTGATAGAACAGCGAAAGAGACATGGTGGATATTCCAATCAACACGGCCTCCAGACCAGGGTAATCGAAGCCAGTCGTCAGTACACCTACATTGATCACGCAACGGATGAGCCCCTTCTTGTAATTGGAAAGAATTCGCTGACGCTCTTCCGGCGGTGTCTTACCGGTGACCACGACCGCTCCCGCGATCCCAGCCGCTATGGTATTCGCTTCAGTGATGAGCGAACAGAAGATTAGAAGATTCTTTCGCTTCGCTAGGATCCGGTTGCCTACGTTGATCATCTGCTGGATCATTCCTACCGCCTTGTATTGCGCCCGGATGCTTTCCTCGGTGAAATCAGTGCCGGCTTTGTTCATCTCCAGTTTTGCGCGATCGATCATTTGCATATCGAAATACTGAAGTGGCGCCAGGTGGCCCTCATTGAAGAGCGTATCGTTCTGAATTTTGTACAGGACCTGATTAAAGACCCGGGGTGTCGTTCGGGTAATGAACTTCAGCATAGCACCGCCGGAGGCAGGAGAAAGACGGTACGGCGTGGCTGTTAAGCCCAGGACCTTCGCGCTACCAAGATCCTTCAGGAACTTGCTATACATGCCTTCTTCAGGATTGACCAGGTGGCACTCATCGATGATGATGTTTTTAAACTTGCCAAACAACTGGGGCTTTTTGTAAACCGAACCGATCGTAGCAAACGTCAGCTTGTCGACATGCTTCATGCCACCGGAGGCCGAATAGATGGATGCGCGATATCCATAAGAAAGAATCTTCTCAAAGTTCTGCGCCAGGATCTCCTTCGATGGTTGAAAGACGATGGTATTTCCCGAAAGCTCCTTGGCCGTGAGTGCTATAATCAAGCTCTTCCGGGACCCGGTAGGGCAGATGTCAATACCGTTGTAGATCTTCTTGCTTCCGAAAAACTCCAGATTGGCAGCAACGGCATCAGCTTGGTAATATCGTGGTTCAAATGGCATCAGAACGGCGAGTTCTCGGAATCGTTAGTATGAGAGTCATCCAATGGCTGCTCAAATTGAATCTTGGTTTGCTTTGGATCTTCCGGCTCATCGTCGTCGGTAACTGGCATGGTGTATTTTCCTTCCATATACAATTCCACTTCATGGAAGATGAAATCGACCTCCGATTTTAGTTCATTGTAGAACTTATATCCAGAGTGGTCTTCTATCAGATAGGGAGGAGTTTCACACTTCATCCTTCCGCCGGCTTCCAAATGTTTGCTGCCGATGATGGAGATTCGTCGATCGCCATCCGATCCTTTCATTTTGATACTGTCGACGTGGTAATTTTCGGTGATCTCATGCTCATGAAATTTGTCGATATCACTAACACGTTTTCCGGCAAAAGCACCATCGATGTAAGCCAGGTGAGCCTTGAGCCTGGCCATGGCTTCAGATAAGTCGTCATCAATGATACCGGGACCCTTGGCGCCAAGTGGTGTCAGACGCTGAGGTCCTACCATGGGAACATAATCGTAATTGCAATGCAGGTCCTTGATAGTCGCAGATGTGATGATGACCTTCCGCTCATCCTTTTGTAATTCAGTCTCAAATTCCTGTTCTGGCGTCAGGTCTTTCACTTTTGATTTTGCCATGTTGGATGCCTATGTATTTACTAAATGAATGTTTGCTCTTCATTTTCAATGTTGGTACGGTGGGTGGGTTTTTATCAGGTTGGATTTTAAAGAAACCGGGAGGAGTAGACACAACTCCCGGTTATTCACTATTATAAACTTCCTTGTGAGAAGCGCGTTAAGTCAAATTTTTTTCACCATCTCGGCCACATACAGATCCACCGCCGATCTCCAGTTTCCGGATCGTAACACAACGAACTCTTGCCGCCCATCATCCCATCCACCCCACTTGTATTCACTGTCCATGTAGACGATCACATATTCACGGGCCACGATCTTCTCCCTTGTGCAGATCTCCGCCACGACATCCTCAATACAATTCGTCACACTCATGCGCCCCAGGTCCTGGTCTTCGATCACAAGAACCTTGCGACCGCCGCGGCTGGTGATGGTATATACATAGTCAGCTCTAGCCATTATTCATCGGATTATGTGTGTTTTACTGATACCAAATTTTGTCTCCAGCTCGGTGACCCTTTCCAAATGATCCCGGTCAGATATGCTCGTCTCGTTAATATTTCGAGCAAGTTTTAGAATGTCATCAACGAAGTATGCAATTCGATTGCTGATTGTCCCCTGTTTTATAGCAGGGGAACTATCAGCATTGGCGATCTCAATGATTCGCGTGGTTAATTTTTGTAGTTCAGACATCAGAAGGGTTTGCGGTTAAAGGGAATGGTCAATCCTGGAGTGGCCACGTGGACCATCTTGCCAGTTGTTTCCTCCACTTCCTGCTTGAAGCGAGTCGAGTGGCTATTGTTATCGGAAAGGTGAATCAGCACGATGTTATTGACTTGGGTTAGATCATTCGCTTTCAGCAGCCCTTTGCACGTCTCCAGGCTCATGTGCGACGTGATCACGCGATCACGCAGGAACTTAGGGTTCTCACCAGCCCGAACCCGATCGTCCAGGATCCGCTGGCAGTAGTTCGCTTCTACTATCACATTGTTGAGTCCTGGAAATGTGTACTCGCTGAAGTAGCTGTCAGTAAGGAACAGGACAAGGCCGGTCTCGGGATGGCTTATCAGGAAGCCCAAAGGCTCTGCCACATCATGCTTCACATCAAACGGTTTCACCCGGAAGCTTCCGGCCTTGAATTCCTGTCCAGATTTCACAACGACAGATCTATGATGAGTGATTGTATGAAGCGCTGTGTGGGTGCCCAGCGAGGCGAACACCTTAATGCCTGCCTTCTGAACGTCTACTATCGCCTTTGAATGATCGCCGTGCTCATGCGTCACCAGGCACCCCACAACCTTTCTGAAATTGAACTTCAGCGCTTGCTTGATCCTTTCGAACCTTACCCCGCACTCGATCAGTAATGCCTCCTGATCGTTCTCCAGGATGTAAGCATTACCGGCAGAGTTGCTATTGATTACGTGTAGGTTCAACTATCGATTTTTAAAGCGTTATAGATTTTATGTTTTAATATTTCTGAAAGCTTCCACTGAAGGATAAACGCGGCCGGCCGGACACAGTAGTAGTTCTTTCCGAAAAGCACAACAACTGACTGCCTCTCCTTAGCGAGCCAGACCAGTTCCGGGAGATCCGCAACAGTGATTTCTGCCCCGCGCTTTATATTCTTGGAAACCTTCATTTAGAAGGGGCGGCCATTTAGTGAATCTGATTCATTATTTCCGCCGCTGAACTCTGCGTCTTCGATATGGGACGTATCCATCTTCATGTCCTTGGTATTGCCGTTGCGATTGATCTCGTCGATGGTCCGTTCTGCAACATCTCTGTCGTCGTCAGTAATAGCCGATTGCATCTCCGTGGACATGATACCCCAGTGACTGATGAGGCCGCGCAGGACCGTTTTAATGGACATGGCATCGAATTCCGTCTTCCAGGGGGAGAAGGACTGGCTATAGGACTTGCTGTACTTCTGCGCATGAGCCGTGACGCGCTCCTTACTCATGAAGAGAGTCTTGGAGAATCCTTCCTTGGTTTCGAAATAGGCGAAGTAGCCAACGATTGTATCGCTCTTCTTGGTGCCGGTAAGATCGAACTCGCCCGTTAATTTATTGGAAGACCGGTATTCACCCTCGTAGACCACATCGGCATTGATGATCCGGTATTGGTTGGTCCGAATGGCCAACTGGATGAGGCCTTTGTAGCCAATCTGGAATTGCGGGATCATACTATCACCCTTCCTATATGGTACGATGTACGCGAAACCCAAGGCTTTTATGATTGGGAGTTTCAGAACTGCGGCCTTCAATGCTTGCATGGCAACCAACTCCGGATGACAAGCCGCCAATGTATCGTCACCCGTGTAGAGATCGATGACCGAAGCGATAAAGGATGGAGCGTTTTCCTGCAGTGCATTCTGCATTTGCTTTTTGACGGTGTCCTTTTCAAAGAAGGACATCATGAGTTCCGATTTGGTTGGCGATTTCACGGGAAGGGTTGCGGCCGGCGCCTGGCCATTGTTTTGTAGTGTCATTTTTATCTGAGTTAAATAGTGAATAATTAGTTTGCGAATTCGGCGACCTGGGACGTCGGTGATCCTATTCTTAACTTGGTATCTGCCGGCGCAACGATCAGGTTGATCACCTGCGATTCGGTTGGCAGGATATCGGTCACGCTTTCCCGGTTATCGATGAACACCGGTGCGATGACCCCATAGAACTCCGAAAAGACATTGATGATATCGAGGGAGGCATTGATCCGACTGGCTGTGTTGGCATCAGGATAGGGAACACCGTTGATCAGCGTCACGCATTGAGGTGTTTCCCCGCCGTTGACCTGGCGGTCGAAGAGTTTGAATTTTACGAGACGGAACTTACCGTTGATGCGCTCCTCCAGGAGGTCCATCTTGGCGCGGTCAAATTCCAGTAGCGTAAACTCCATGCGCTCCAGATCTGCGAGGGCCTGTGCCGATTCACTTTCCTGCTTCTCCAGGTCCGCTATGCGCTGGAGTGCCTTCTCCCTTTGACCTTTGGTGGCCAGCTGGCGATTGAGAGAAGAGACGTCATCTACGAGACTACGGCGGCGCGCGATCGCATCAATGTTGTTGTCTTCCGGCGCCGGTGCATTTATCTGTTCGGTAAGAAGAGCGATCTTATTAGTAGTCGCCTGATAAGAGACCGTGCTTTTCAGTTCCGTAGTGATCTCCGCAGCTTCATCGTTAGACAGCCGGGTATGCTCTGTTTCAAAATCTGCAATTCTATTTTCAAGGCCTGTGATCGCACCTGCAGCCGCTTCGCCATCCGCTTTGATATTCGCAAGGACGGTATCCATATGCGCAATATCATTTCTTAATGACAACCCCTTGTCGGCGATCTCTGCCAGACGCTTGCTTTTATCCTGGTTGAAGTTGCGTCGAAGCTCTCCTTCTCTTGCAGCTGCATCGATCCCGGGTAGGTCCTGTCTGCAAGTAGGGCAGATGCAGGAATTGGGATCCATCAGGAAAGTCTCAGCATTGACGGCGTCCCAATTTCGGCCGATCATATCCTTTGCAGCGATATACTCGATCCGGCGCTTCGACTCTGTTGTATAGCTGATAAGCAGCCTGGATTTATTATCCTGGATCCCGCGGAGCTCACCGCGCAGCGCAATGAGATTGTTCTCGCGGACCTGCTTTTTTTCGCGGATGGTATTCTTCGCATGATTTTCCAACATCATGAGATCACGCTGCGCGTCACCTTGTTCTTTATACAGGTTGGTAATATGCTGCTCCCTGGCTTTCTGCGCAACGCTTTTATTCATCAACAGATCCTCTACGATTGCCAGGTCCGCCTGGTTGGCAGCGATCTTGTTTTCGATGGTCAAGTAATCAATTTCCTCCGGAAGCCCATAGCGAGCCTCGGAGATCCGGTGTGGAAGGTTTTCAGACTCATCCTTGATCTTCTTTTTCTTTGACAATATCTCGCTGGAATATTCCTTGACGGTCTTCTTGGCCTGTAGCGCATTGATCAGGTGGTCATAACTGCCATCCTTATTCAATTGATGCGCGACCTCGAGATCATTGATCCCACCGGCGAGTTGTAACAGGGAAGCGCGGCGATCCTGCCACTTCAGAACTGTATTGAAGTACCCGAGGTTTGTAAGCAGCTTGAACTGGCCTTCGTTGATAAACGTGGCAATTTTGGCGGTGTATTCTTTTTCATTTAGTGGAACATCATTCCAATAGTAGGAGTTGTCATGCCCGGAGAATACGGCTTCGGGAGCACCAGCCTTCTTGACCCATTTTTCTCTGTAGACTTTACGGATCGTGATATCCTGGCCATCGATGATCAGGTCAGCGATCACCTCATGCTCGAGTTTGTGATAGGGCTCATTGTTCTCATCAAGTGTTTTTATCTCAAACGTGCTGCGATCGGTACTGTCCTTACCAAACAGCATCCACAGGAAGCCATCGAAGACGGAAGTCTTGCCTGTTCCATTGCGTCCATGGATGTTTGTTACCTGGTCGAAGGGAACATCGAGTGAACGGATACCCTTGAAATTTCGCAGGGTTAAGTGTTTCAGAATAATTTTCATACTTTTGAGTTGTTTAATTGTTTCCAGAATTTCATTTAAAGCTCCTTGCCGGGAGCTTTTCTTATTGGGAGTTGTTGATCACGATTCGTCAACCAGTGCACCTTTTCGCTTCAGCATTTCGATCATCGATTCCCAGGCTCGCTGTTCCCGCCTGCACTCTTCTTTTTCTTCTTTCGATAATTTCTCTGTCATTCCATCATCTTTTTAAAAGAGGGTGCCGCCGAACCTGACGGCACCCATTACAAGCCACCATCCTCTTCCACCTAAGAGGCTCTTAATTACTTGGGCCCTGCTACTAAATTTTCATCTTTCACAAGGCCCTCCTTGTAGAGTTTTGAAGCGCAGGGAAGACTCGAACTTCCGACCTATGGGTTATGAGCCCATCGAGCTACCAACTGCTCTACCGCGCCGTGTGTCCCGGGTATCCACCCCGGGACTTTTGTTCCTACCAATGATCCAAATACAAAGAGCTATTTCAAATTGTGAATGTCAAAGTCGTATGGGTCTGGCTCCAGGCGACGGTCTACTTCTGGTGGCAATCCCGCCTGCGGGTAGTTAACCTTCTTCACCTTAGGGTCCTTCCGAGTCAGGATGGTTACGAGGAGGGCGGCAGCCAGTGCCCATCCCATCAGTCCAAAAATTACATCCATGGTATTCGTTTAAACAGGTAATAGATTTCAATACTGAGAAGCAAGCCAGCTGTGATCAGGGAAAACAGGATGAACAGCGGCACACGGTAAAGCAGTCTCATTCGGTTGTTTTTTCAAGTGATATAACTGGTCTCTTAAAAATGACCTTTCAGGTAGCTTCGGCTAACCGGGTACTGTAATGGTCGAGCTGGAATGCCAGCAAAACGATAGGACTGATCATGGATGGCATTTTGAGATGATAGTACGCCGGCGCTTAGTCAGAAGCTTAACCTTTTCCTTCTCTGACAGCCCACCCTTGCGGGAGGTTGGAGAGTGGACACCCTCCAACCTTTTTCTCAGCTTGGTAGCGCGTTCAATAAGTAGAAAGGCGCCGGCCTCGATACTCATTAATTCATTTATGACTGCTTTTTGGTCCATGTCTCTTTTTATGTCGTCAGGTAGTTTTCCTATTGATATAATGGAAAATGCTTATTTACTTTGCCACTTCATTCGAATCCTGCTCCTCCAGAATTTCCGCATCGGACTCAATTCCAAATTCTTCCCTGATAGCCTTTAACATGGCCGCTTTGGTCAGATTATCACTGTTGTGTTTCACATACTCCCTGGCGGCTGAGTGACTACAATCCAGTGAATACATGATCAGGCCGAGGCCCCTGTTGTTGTCCAACTTCCTTAAAACATCGTCTTTGAGTTTCATATATTCGTATTAATTCCGTACTGTTATTGTACTTCGAAGATAGTGGAACTAATTGGAACCTTCCAAATAATATTGGAACTATTTTGAAAAAAAATTTTCACCATGGCTTTCGGATTGATAATCAAAAAATTACGGCTGGATGTCCCGATCTCGGTTGATAAACTGGCGGAAAAGGTTGGCGTAAATGCTGGCCGGTGGCGGAAATGGGAAGAAAAGGACCTCAATCCCAGGCATGACGATGCTCTAAAAATTGAAGAATTTTTTCATATGGATATCCAAAAAGTGCAGGAGCTGAAGTCGATTAAGGAGTTCCTAAAAGTTCCACATGAAACTGGTAGTAAGAGTATAAAATATAAGCCGGCTGATCTGACCCTTGCCATGCTTCTTAATTTGACAGAAAGCAATAAGCTACTTGCCGAATCGAATGTTATCCTGGCAAGGACTCAGGAAGACCTTGCCACACAAGTCAAGGAAAAGCGGAAAGTTACTGAGAATGTCGATGGCAGAATTCTTCTAGACGTTCAAGCCACACTGCTGGGGGTTCGGGAATATGTAGCGGAACTTGCAGCAGAGGTGCGGAAGACAAGTATTCAGGAAAGTGCCGCGGTGCTGGGCACAAAACTGGTACGGGCGAGGAAGAGTTTTGAAAAAAAGGGCAATCGAATTGATGGAAACAAGTAGTGCAATGCATGGATCGTTGGTGGTGGTGGTGAAATAATGCTGAAATCTATGATTACAATTAGATGCGACAATAGTCTTATTCACTTGGAAAAGTTAAAAATATTTAGTAAATGATTTGCTGCGCTGAATTCAGTCAATTTTTTAAGGCTTTCCTCTTAGGTGGTATTATTTGTTTTCAACATACCGGAAGTTCCAGTGAAATTTCACTGTCGATGTATAAGCTCAATAAGGAAATAAAAAGCATGCAATGAGCAAAAAACTGTTCATATCGGATGAGCGTATGCTCCTATTGTTGAAGTGGGCGATCGACGAAGGCCTCGTACTGTATGAGACGGAGTACTTCGAAAAGATTGGATTTTCCCGGCAGGCGATTCATAAGGTCCGCACCGGGCTGCAGAGCTTCACAAAGGAACAGATCATTGAGGCTTGTAAGCTGACTGGTGCCAACGCGAACTGGATCCTGGGCCTTGAACCTAACATGCACCGCAAGCCACCCAAAACGCCGCTAATGCTTCTCCAGGAGGCATACATCGCGGTTAGTCAGGAACTAGGAGGGAAGAGACGTTAACAATGCCGTTAACAAGGGAGGGGAAAAGAGAGAAATTAGTCAATTGATCAAAATATAAAACCCGCTACCAGCTAGGGTTTCAGAAATTCGACCGAGAAGGGCACAGTTCTACGGATCAGAAGGTTATAGGTTTGAATCCTATCGCGGTCACAACACTGAAAGCCTTTATAGTGAAGGCTTTCAGTTTTTCTTCGGAACCTTAGCTTGGTAGCATATTTATTAACCGTTAACAAAACCGTTAACAACTATGCTACTCTTACCAAATGGCTGCTCCTGCAGCAAACTTTCTGTGCATCCAAAGAATTGGAAAAGACAGGAGGCATCCACCTCAATCACCTGGTACATTCATTACCGGTTTTATGATCCCACGGTAGCAAAGCCCAAACTTCAAATCGTTAAAGGGATGAACCACATCTCTGAACTATTGGGACGGCGCGAAGCTACCCAGGAGCTACTAGATCAGGAGCTACACATGCTGAAGAATCGTGCGTATAATCCGATCACCGGATGTATCAGCGATGAGTCCAATGAGACGGGAGCACTGGACAATATCGATTATGTAATCGATCCATCTACCCCGATGATCCGAGCATTTTATGAAGCAGTGAGGCTTATGACTTGCGAGCCAGAAACAAAGCGGGACGCCAAAAATATCGTTACTCATATTGAGAAGGCTGCAGTACAGTTGCGCCTGGACAGGAAGCCAGTGTCCGAGATCCGCCGCCGCCACATTAAGATGCTGCTGGATTGGTGCGCCATTAACAAGCCGCGTTGGACCGACAATACATTCAATGTCTACCGGTCTAATTTAATGATGATCTATAAACAGTTGATCGAACTAGAGTGCGTCGAACTGGATCCGGTGTCTTCCATCCGCAAGAAAAAAAGAATACGTAAAATTCGTCGAGAACTCACCCGGGAAGAGCGGCTAATTATTAATGATCATCTTAAAGAATTTCATCCTAATCTCTGGCGATATATGCACATATTCTTTCACTCCGGATCGAGGTCCAAAGAGCTCTTTCGATTGAAAGGAGGAAACGTAGATCTGGCCAAGCAACGGTTCAAGTGTTTGATCAAAAAGGGTGGCCAGCAAAGAGAAGTAAGGCGCCCAATCAAAGATATCGCATTACGATACTGGATAGATGTGATTGTTACGGGCAACTGCGGCCCGGATGATTTTGTATTTAGTAGGAACCTGAAACCCGGGCCTAAGCCCATCCAGGCCAACCGAATTACCCGGATGTGGAACAAGTATGTGAAGGGCCCAAAAGCAGAAGGTGGACTCGAAATCGATGTAGATTTTTATAGCCTTAAGTATAGTAACCTCGACGAGACGGCCAAGGCGTTAAACATCCAGGAAGCAGCCCGGATGGCGGCTCATACCAGCACAGTGATTACTATGAACTATGCGCAAGGGGAAAATGAACGTCAACAGGAGCGCCTGCGGAAAGTCTCCAATCCTTTTGTCTGACGAGTCTTTAGCTGAATAATTGAGCGAGAAAGCTTTTCATTTCGTTGTTCATGGCGAAGTCGCTCGTGGAAAAGAAAGGTTTATCGCGGATCCACCGGTGTATGGCGGCCAGGGTTTTCGGATGGTGGAACTTCAGGTCCTTGTTCTTCCGCCCTTGCAGACGAAGGGTATTGGCGTATAGTGATTTGCAAAGGTACCCGTGCTTCACGTTCCATTCATAACCTGGCATCACTTCCAGGAACATCGATTTGTAATACAAAATCGGGCAGTGGACATTATAATTCAGCGTGGGCAACTCCTGAGCTTCCAGCGCTGCGATTGTACTCTCCAGATGCTTTTTGTAATAGTTCTCTTTCGATTGAAAGTCGGCAGATTCATGAAGATCCTCACTGTAGAAGTTTGGAAACTCCTCTGCAGCGAAATCCTTTAGCAGGAAATGATCATCACTCGCGCACAGAAAGTGATCAGACACTCGAGGATCCTCGCAAGCTTTGAGGATCTTCCGGTAAATGTTCTTAGCGGGATCGGCTGTTTCATCGTCTGCGGGAATATGTAAAACGCCCTCTAGATCAGCTGGGCAGTGGCCAACAATAACAATTTGTCCGATTCCTGTGAGATGTTGTTGCATCGACCGAATGGAATGACGGAGCTCCAAGTGATCCAAGGCTCCTGTTGCCCCAACGATATAGACCAGGTCCGTCATATTCCCAATTGACGGCTACCATCATCGACAGTAGCAAGTCCGAGTAGGTCTCGCCGGTTCGCGTCAAATGTCTTCCAGTCCACGCTTCTATCGGAGAATTTCAAGTCGAAAGACTTTAAGATCACACAGCAGCCATAGTCGAAGTCCAGCGTGAGCTTCGGTGAGACGATCCTGCTAATAGCCTTGTACACGTCACCACACCATTCGCGCTGCGATCCCCTGGGCACACAGGTTGTCTGCTCGGTAGGTGGATTGCTGTCATGCACGACGATCATTCCTCGCGGAGTCAAAGCAGCATATGCGTTCTTGATATCCTTTTCTACCTGTTCGGCATGGTGCAGCCCATCGACAAAGATCAGGTCGAATGTCTGGCCTCCACCATCTTCCGCGTCTAGGTTATTGATCGTTTCGAAGAAATAATCTGATGTGCATTGATAGGTCGCGTTGGCCACGGGATCCGGATCCACACATTCCTTTATCTCGGCATTGATCTTATCAAAGTTGTGGGACCGGTTAAAGGTGCCGATCTCCAGGTACGACTTGTATCCATGGGCGGCGATCAGGCGGTTGAGAAGTTCACTGTGATGTGTCATTTACTGATATTTAAAATGTTGACGCGGTCCTTCAGAATAATCAATCCGAGATCTTCCGCTATTTTCTCGACTCGTGGGTTGTAGGTATTATATGGCGCTACGAAGTACCGTGATGCTTTTCCGATCTCTTGCTGGATCTGAATTTGCGCCGCGTTAATAAAAGTGTATACAGTTTGATCAAGCAGCAGATCATGTCGTCTGTGTGAAAAGCTGTGGTTCTCGATGTCGTGATATTCAGAAAGCGCCCTCAGTTCATCCCAGCTGCAGTATCCTTTCGTTCCAACCAGGGAAGTACAGATAAAGAGTTTTGCCCGGACATTATGCACCCGGAGCATCTCACAGGCCCTAAGCTGGCAGATCATCCCATCATCGATGGTAATCCAGTCATATACCTTCTTGCGGATATCGTGGCTGAATTGGTGGTAGGTGCGGGAAAACCGGTAATCCGACTCTTCCTCAACGAAGCGGTGATAAGACAATATGATCAGCTGAGAATGATGCATGTCGTGGCAATAGGTAGTTGATTGATCCATTTTTCCCGGAAGTACTGGCCGCAGCGTTTAAAGCTTTCGGATCTGTGGCCGATCGCCAGTGTCGAGTTGTGGTGGCAGAAGGCCTGGATGGCATAGTTCTTTCGTCCTTGAGCACGGGCCTGCATGCAGATGTCGGCACCGTAGAAATGCAGGTCCAACTGCTCGTCGAACTTGAAATCGCCTTTTGTGATCAGCAGTAGTTCGTCGAGGGTGTCGACTTCTGTAGGAATTTCAAGTTGAGAGCCCCACTCGCGGCCGCGATCGAGGATATTCCCATGGATGGTTCGCTTGCCATCCTTAAGCTTCACGCCGGCAACTCCCAAAACAGCCCAATCCCGGTCCAGTTTGTCTATCCATTTCAAGGACAGTTTGAGCTGCCATTCAAACGATCTCGGGAGAAGTACATCGTGATGTATATAAGCTACAATCTCCTCTGTAATTCTGGCCTCATTATAGGCTTTCGACACATTCGTATAGTTTTCCTGTACAACTACGCCGTATTTCTCTATAACGGGTGAGGAAAGCAGGTTCTTTTGAAGGACCTCACGATCATGTGATGCGGTGACAAATTCAATCATGGAATTTCACTTTAACTAAAAGAAGATCCTCATGCCGTTCGAAAATCTCGATCAGGCCATAGGGCTCCAGCAGCTGGCGGACATTTTGCTCAGTATAAATGCGTAGCTGCGACCATTTTTTCATTTCACCGATCGGTACGGTGATGATCAGCTTGCAGGCAACCCGCTGCGCCTCGAGCAGGAACCTCTCCTGTTCCTTCAGGTATTCCATAGCCTGACAACAGATGATCGTATTGAAACTCTTATTGAGGGCATTGATAGCGTAGGCATCGGCAATTTGATATCGCCCAAAATTGGCCACTTTCCTGGCCTCAACGGATTGATCACTCGCGATGACGATCCAGTCAGGGTGTAGCGCCTGTATTCTCTTCTCAATGTGAGCATGCCCCGACGCAACGCCGTAAACACATGGGCCTTCCGCATATTGTGCGACCCATCCGAAGCGATCAAAGGGATTGGGCGGCCGTACGGTATTGCTGGCGTCGACCACAGCATTGTCATTCTTACCGGCATACACGTTGTTCCAATATTCAGGAGTGGTGATGCTTTTATCGTTTGTGATCATAAGCGTCGTGTTTCTGTATAGTATTCTGGATATTTTGAATAGTCCGCGCCGTTCTCATCAGTATCGAGCAGCTGAATCTCAACATCCGTGACAAAGGCTTTCTTCAGCAGTGGTTTCCGCCGTTGAAATTCCCTCCACCCACCGAGCGCCCAATCAGTCTCCGGCACTTCATCGATGATATCTCTTTTGAAAAGGATTCCGGATCCACCGACAAAGTGATTGAATCGGACGCATCCCTGGCTGGGCATCGTCTTTACCCAGGCATCGAATCCATCCGGATGAGTCGCCTTGAGAATCGGATGTTTGGCTTGGACGATGTCAGCTACCTGCAGACCACTGATCATCCTATTCACAAAATTGTTCGGAATTATTGTATCGTTATCAACCTTGCCTACTACGTGGCATCTTTGGGTGATGTATAAGAAGCGGTTCATAGCCGAGGCGATCGTAGAAGATTCTCCATTATGGAACTTGACAAATAATTTAGGATGATCTTGACGTTGCAGCCAGTCAACGGTATCATCCGTGGAACCATTGTCAATCACTATCACTTTGTCAAAATCCGATTCGAGCGCCGCCGCCAATGCTCGTTTGGTATACTCGAGACGATTATATGTGATCATTAAGCAGGGGATCATAACAGGTGGGTTTTATTGCCGATGCCCTGGAGGAGGCGATAGGCGTGAAAAACATACAAGGCGTCCATCCGGAGGATCTGTTTTCCTGCAGCACGGATCTTCCGGCCGTAATAGGTGTCGACGCCCAGGCAGGCGCCATTGTCATCGAAAGGGTGTTCCTGCCAAAGGGATTTAGGTATGACCATCAGGAATCCAGAGATATCGCGGATGATGGGAGTGACGTTGTATGCGTTAAGGTTTCGCTGACACTCGGCTAACCGTATATGGTTACGAATGTCAGGGTCCTCAGACACTATACCGAGTAGCAGCTGGCGAGCACTCAACGGTGAAATGCGATTCGTGTAGCAGGTGAGGAGCGCATCAGGATAGATCTCCGCATACTTCTGGATGATGGCGCCTGCATCCGGGGTGAGTAATTGAACGTCGTAGTCAATGAAGCAGGCGGCATCTCCATCCGGGATCCTGGCCATGGCCTCGTTATAAGCCTTGCCGAGGTTTTTGTCAGTTCTGTATGGGATGGAAATATGTACCTGCATACTTTTGAAGAAAATCAAAAGTAGTGAAAAGATACATTATGTCACAAATAACGACACTGGAAGATCAGAATTCACTGTCAGCCTGGATAATTTTATTGCAAATGGCTTTCAACTCTTCTGTGAATCTGGTGGTATCTCTGCCGTATTGAGGATCATGTTTTGGACGAAGAAAAGAACCCATCGCCGCGGCATTCATGTAATTGCCACGCCAGGTGGTGACAAGGTCGTAGTCCAGAGCGTTCACCTCGATGAGCGTAATTGTTCTTAATATTTCATTACTTAGTCCAAGCAGCATCACCGGATCTGTTTTGGATTCGAATAAGTCAATAATTTTGCCTGCCTGTTGTTTCGCATATATACTACTCATACGCTGGAATTATTAAGATGATTATCGATCATTGTAGCGATGGAATTTATTTTCGCTGCCGGCATCGTTGTTTCTGCATGCCAGACATCCCCTTCGAAATAGAGCCAGTCATGGCTGCCATCCGGCCAGTCTATCCGGTACCGGGTGCGATCATCCCTGATATCGGCATGAACGATGATTTGCTGATCTTCGAATACTACACTGAAAAGCGCTTCTGTCATCTGATTAAGTTGGATAAGCAATTTACTCATTTTTAAATTGCTATTTCACGCCTGATCCGGGGCTGATTCTTCTGCTATTTGTTTGTCAATTTCCAGAGCAACAGTGCGCATAAACCCTTCGATAAAGTATCCTTCGACGACACACCAGGGATAAGGGATCCGGCGCGGGTTCTTTTCCAGGATCACGTGCCGGTTCTTTCCTATAATCTTAAACCGCCGAACCCCTTCAAAGTTGGGGATCTCTTCGATGTATATTCTTGCCGGCGCCATAGGCCAGAAGCTGAACTTCGCATAAAACTTAATGAGAGATGGCATCGGAAATTAATTATGCAATTCAGGTCGAGGGTTACAGGGACGCTGAGATTTCCATACCTGATCATTAAGGTAAAAGTCTATCTCGTCCTGCATACATGCAACAGCAAAAGTGGTCTTCTTGATATCGGACACTTCCGATTGCACGGTGAGTACCTTCCAGGGATCCTGTTTTGACGTAAGCCGTTTTTCCAGATCGACATACCGCCCACTGTTACCATAGACGCGAAACTTCTCCGACTCCGCACTGGAATAATAGTGATCGACCTTCAACCTGATCTTTTTGGACCGGATCGGATCAATAATGATATAGAAGATCTTAGTTTGGTGCATATTCGATCGGTGCTACGTGTGAGTAATGAAAGGGCTCCTCCGGGTTTTCCTTGTTCTTGAAATCTTTGGCCACTGTCCAGGCGATCATCTTCGCGGGATCGTAGGGCGTAGTGGCCAGCTCTGTAATTATTTTCCGGGACTGACCATGCTTTAGCCATGCTGCCGCCTGGTCTTCATCCATGATCACTGGCATACGTTTTTTGGTATTGTGGATCTCCGCCATGAATTCGTTAGCCGGTGCAGTTACGATCGCGAATGTATCTGCCGATTGACCTCTCGCATGATTCGTCCAGGTCCGCCAGATACCGGCCATAAAGAAATACTCCGGCCTGTCGCGCAGAGTAATGCAATAAGGGATCGACTCAGTTTTCTTGAGTGGCTGCCCCTTATTACCGATAACTGGAACATGCCTGAATTCAAAAAAATGAGAGCTGAGTACAAGACAACGCCGAGCCTCCGCAGCCTCTGACCACATAGAAAGTTTCCCCTTCTCGTTGACCCAAAGATTCTCTCCTTTGGCGTTCAGCCAGGTCTGATGCTTTCGGGCTTCTTTTAATTGTATATCGTCCTCGATGTATTCAGGGATAAATTCCCAATGCGCCTCCTTCACAGTAAAACTTTTGCGATCCGCTGTTGGGCGGACGATCGGCCAGCTTCGGTAATCAAACCCGTTGGCGACAGGACGCACCAGGTTCATGCCTTTCAGCTCCCGCTCGATACCTATGAGGCGGATGAACTGATCCCTGGTAACCCGCATGCCATTGTAGTAACACATAAACCGGATGATTTTAGTACTAATTCCTTTAGCAATTTTAGTACAAATTCTTCGACTTGCCCAATTAAATGTGTAACTACTTGAAATAGAAAAGCCGGAGGGTAACCTCCAGCTTTGGATATGAGTCTTGCGAATTCGATATGGTGAAGGCAATCAACGCTACGCGTTCTTCTCCACGACTTCACCTTTGCTGAGGAAGTAGAAGTAGAACATGGCCTTGACGGTCTGCGATAACGGCTTATTGCCGGTCACCAGGCCACTTAGCTGTGAATATTCTATGCCGGTATCGGCAGCAATTTCCTTGAGCCTGACGCCTATCGTGAGCATCTTCTTGTTGATCCATTCTGAAGTAACCTTATTGGCTGGACTTACCTCGAATACAATTGGCCGGGGAATGACCTTCGCATCCTTGAAGAAACGATCAAACGTCTCGTGTACAATTTCGATCAGCCGTTTTGCTGACTGATAATTCCCGGCCGCATGCCGTTCCTGCGCCACCTGGATGATCACTTTCTTTGGCGAATACTCCAGTATCTTGAATACAATACCCCCATGCCGGCGGTGTAAGAGCGCAGCCTGCTCCATTGCGTTACTCTGCTCAAATGTTGTATCCTCGAGCAGGTGAAGATTTTTAATTTCTGACATAATAGAATTTTTTAAAAAGGGGCTTTCGCCCCCTTCTTTAGTTTAACCATTTCACTCGGCCGGTTTCGATCTGGTAGATCATCATTGTTCCCGTTTTCCGGGCTGCGAACGTTGCAACCTCTTCATCATCGAAGACCATCACAACATCCCAAAACAAAAGATCACCTTCTTTCCACCCGCTGATCGTTCTGGTAGTTCTGGACGCCACTACCAAGGCTTCTGGTAGTCCGGTTTCACCCGTGAAATTCTGCGCATCTTTCAGGGGAACTACCCATCCTTTTTTTACCAGTTCAAAGGAGGAAAGAGCGAGAGTGTAACCGTCAGGGAACTCAGCAAGGAGTTCACCCATTTTGATTATTACGTGATCCATAATCATTGGTGGCATTTCTATCGCGGGGCCTACCGCTTTCGTTTATCAAAGATCTGTTGACCCTTCAAAGATATGAAAATGTTTGCTAATAGCAAACATTTTATGATTTATTTTGAAAGTATTTTAAATAAAAAAGACCGGGTGGAAACCCAGGCCGCAAGGCTTATTTGCAACAATGTTCAAAAAGAATGTTGTGAATTGCTTGGATATTGTTGTGATTCGCCTTATATTTACATCACAAACAAACAACATGACAACCACTAATAGACATACAGTATCAACCGGTAATGCCCTTCCTCAAGTTGCTGTTAAGATGTTAAAGGCTCACGTGCTGCAATCGGTGAATAATACCATTATCCCGACGCTAGAGGTTCGCACGGTGAAGGGCGCGATGCTGCACATGGATGAAACGTATTACGTTATTCCCGTTTCCGCTCTAACGGTATCAGTCGATAAGTTTTTGAATGTAACTAAAAGCATGATGACGCCCTTCACATTCAGAGGATTCATCTTTGAATAATATTACCCGACAACGTCAGCCCTGCGACCATTACCGGCGCGGGGCATTGGCGGCAAAAAAAATCTACTAAGATGAAAAAGTACAACACAACCGAAAAAACGCTCGTTACCTTCCACACGGGCAAGGGCGGACGCTTCTACAATGGAGGGCATGTTACTTACGTTGATATGGATACACCCATATCAGACTACACAGACGATCTTTTTGTGAGCTTCGAAAATATCTCCGACCTGCTTAACAGGGTTGGCGACAGAGAAAATCTCCGTGATCTGATCCTGGATGCCAGTAAGGGCAACGCGGCGTATGATAGACTGATCAAATGGGGCTTCGATCTCGGTAAAGAAATATATACAACCGCTACAGGCAACCCCGTTGGACTTGACTATGATAACGACGATACCGGCGAGATCAACATAGATAACGAATATGACACGACTACAGTGCTGAGGCTTGACGAATGCACCGAGACGCAGTTACAATTAATATACGAGTCCAATAATTACGTGAGCAATGATGTTAAGGAATATTGCCGCGTGGCGTTGGGTATTGAATTGGAAGACGCCGATTAGTTTTTTAGTAGATTCTAAAAAGCCTGCCACCCCGCCCTAATAAGGCGGGGTTTGGTGGCAAAACTATTCAACGATGAGACTTAATTATTCCAAGCTCCGAAGCGGCAACCGTCCGCGTTTCAAGTTCGTAAACAATTTCATGACTATTGGTGTGTGTATCTACGGGCACGTTTTCCAAATACTAAAATCGTAACCATGAAAAAAAAGAATGCTGGCCGTCCCGCTACCGAATGGCCCAAAGAAAAGATTGCCCTGCTAAAGAAACACTACCCGACAACCGGCAATGAAGAAGTGGCGACGATGCTATCCACAACCGTATCTGCGCTCCGTAATGCCGCTACCTACTACAAGGTGAAGAAGGCAAACCGGTATTGGGATAAGCCGGAAACCGATTTCATTCTGAAGAATTGGGACGCCTTATCTCCGGATGAGATCGCCGATGGATTGGAGAAGAAATTCAAGATAAAAAAAACCAAGTGGGCGGTGATTAATAAGTATCGCGAGTTGATGGGGTTGAGATAAGTGTCATGCGGGCCGCATGCGGATTGTAAATTTCGCCCAGTCAAGCATTTTTGTCAGTTTGATATCTACCGGTGTATTCTTACATTTTTTCGGTAAGAGTAAAAAAAGGCCCCTGTAAAATCAAGGGCCGTACCAAACTAGACTGCTTATGAGAAATATTTATGGAATTCTGGCATAACCTATGATCTGTTTCATCGTTGTTTTCCTTAGGCGTTCGAACATACCCTGGCCGTCTCTATCCTGGATCGCCGAGGTAGGGTCCGCAAATGTATTCCCCTCGATCGTGGCTAGGTTTATTCCCTCGCGCTTTTTAATACGTGTCAGGTGGCCTGTGCCATGGCCGAAGTCGAGAAACATCAAATCTCCTTTTTGCGGATCAGTTACTTTAAGGGTAGGCGGTAATCTGTGCCACATATCATGTACGCCGCCGGTCCTTGGCAATGGATTATAAACTGACAATTCAGCCGCTCCGTTGGCCACCGCCCAATATTGACATGCTACGCACCAGGCATACCCGGCGTTGAGCCCAACTGAATTCAGATAGGCTTCGACTTCCTTACCATCATTGTGCCCTGTTTTCTCCCGGACATAAAGCTGCGTCAATAATATCTCAAGCGACCGGCCGTTCAAAGTTGTGGACTGAGCAATGACTGCGATACGATCAGTGAAAAGCCGGTGCCATGTTAAGGGACCTACTTCGCCATCAGGATTCAGAAGCTTCGCACGCTGGAAAGCGATCACAGCCGCTTCCGTGCTCTCGCCGAAATTAGGGTTGTTGACATCGAGTGGACCAAAGCCCTGTTCGTTTAGCTTCTCCTTCAATACGCGCACGTAAGGCGCATTCGAGGAAGCTTGTTTTAATAAAATATCGGGGTATGTCATAATCGAAGAATATTATAGGATATTCCCACGCCTACATAAATTGAGGGAGTGAGTGAATTTGAAAACCCGTATCCTACCTGAATACCAATTCCGATTTTCTTGGGCTTTGGCAACGGCTTTCGATAGACCGATAGGCCTTGAATTCTGTTGTAAGGATTCGTGTTGACAGCATCTACCTGCAGGTATGTCTGTCGATTAAACAGATGTCCTTCCTTTACCAACTTTGCCACCACCCTGAGGGTATCATAACTTTCGATCCATAAATAAGATGAATCGCCATGAAGCGATATGTTAGCCACAGCGGAATAGTAAGGATTGGAGAATGTTTGCGTAACAGATATTGCGGAGTCACCTGGATCATGGCCGCCCGGCATGGTATCAATCACGGGAGATCCCTTATAACGGTAAATAATCTCTGGGTGGCTACCTGTGGCAAGCTTCACCGAGCCTCTTAAACGGAGCGCTTCGACTTCCTGGAGCAGATTGGTGACTGTATTATGAAGTTTCGCAATGCTATCGAGGTAGCCAGGCGGCGCCTTATAGTAATCCTGTTCCCGCTGCTTAATGGCCGCTACCTCTTGGTTTAATTTGTTGCGATAGTATTGAACGCTATCGACAACTGCGACTATGTCCGGGCTGGACTTGGTGCAATTCCATTTGATCAGCAGGAACAGGAGTACCGCGATGCTGCAGGCCATCACGCCCATGATGATACCGTTTTTCATTTTGGTTTGGCGGTTAGAGATGCGGGCTGAATTTCTTCGCCTTCTTTTTTTGCTTCCTTTATTACCGTCGATTGCTCATAACCCCGAGATTTAGGATCGGCACCTGCTGCTGCGATGACGGAAAGTAGAAGTTGAAGGACCAGCTGAACTGGATCGATGTGTCCACCAGTGCTGAGCAGCGTGGTGATCACGCCCGCTGCGTTTCCGAGAATGCCCACAATACTGAGGCCTTGTCCTCTCCATTCTTTTGCGAGGTAGGATAAGATAGCGAGCCCGGCCGCGAAACCAACTGTTGTCCATTTGACCTGCTCCGATGTTGATGCGGTCTGCACGAATGGAGTAATACCGGCCGCGAAGGCCGCCAAAAGACCGAGAAGAAATACTTTGTTTTTTTGCCAAAATGTGAGTTGCATACTTGTTTATTTTAAGATGATTTCCTTGAGATTGAAATATTTATTGATTGAATCGTACTGGATCAGCAGGTATTTATCCGAGAATTCCAATTTCATGACCGATAACGGCGCCTCGTAAGAAGTCACGAAGTATTTTTTCAGGACTTCCTTTGCTTTGTCTGCAGGCACCGCCTTAGCCAGGTAGTTTAGGGTATCGAGTTTTTTGCTTAGCCGTTCATCGATCCTGTTGAAAGAATCGATCAAGGCTGCGTTCTCCTGGCTAACGAACGCCTTGGAGGTATCTACTTGTTTGTCCATCAACACTGCGACTTCCTGGGAAGAACCCACAAAAGGAGGGTTAATGGACAGGGCGACAACAAAGCCGATTGCGATAAGAAGCGTTAACTTTTTCATGGTTGTTGACTTTTAGTTTTTAAATCTTGAATGGCAGTGTCAACTTTACTCTCAGTTATGTTCTTTCGGTTTACCATTTGGATAATGATTTCTCGATAGTCTCTGTGCGTCTGCTGTAGTTCCTGGTCCTTACGGTCAAACCGATCGGCCCATTTATTGTCCAGGTTCTTTCCCCAGTAGAAAAGCGTCCCGATCGCGATTAGCATAACGGCTATGATGAACTTCACAAATCCTCTTCGTTGTGCAGAAGTCAGCATACCGATATCCGTAAATTCCTGGTCGACGTCCGACTTCCTTTTTTCCATGGCTTGTGTTCATTGGGTTTAGTTTTCAAAGGGTCTGCATGCGCTGTTAATTTCTATATTCCTCCCTTCGCCCATCGGGCATCTCGGCATCCAGCTTATTCATCACGAACTGATGGGTCAGGTTTACGGCATTCAAATTATAGTAGCGCTGTGGCCATGACAAAAAAGTAGTGGCCGGTGTAACGTCTGCAACTGTGGCCGCATTCGTTCCTAACCGGAAGTTGCTGATGTATAGCACGTGGACTTTCGAATTGGTCGCACCGCAACAGGCGAGATCCTGGGGGTTCCATGGCCACTTATAATTGCCCATCTTGAAGTAAGGAGCCCAGTAATGATCATAGCCCACAGCGCCGGCGTAGGAGCTGGCGAGTTTCCCATCCTTCCAGATCTCAACAAGCCCGGCCGAGCCAGTGCGGACGAATTTTATGTGGATGACGAAGTCGATCCATTTTCCTTTTTCGACCATACCGATCGCGAATTTCTTCTCGACATTGCCGGCGCCGGATCTTACCTGGTACTGCCATGTAGATCCATCGATACCGAAATCAAATGGAGATTTGTATTCCGGAACATCACCTGTGGGCGTCTGATACCCGTTGTCGTGCCATTGGTGAACGATATCGAACAGAGTCGACTGATCATTCACCCAGTCCGTCGGGATGTAATAGGATATCCCGTACAGCACTTCGTAAGTGGCTTTATTGATATCCGAATACCTTGCGAGCTCTGCACGGAGACCCCCCGCATAGATAGGATCTGTCTTTCTCACTTCAAACCGAATAGACGCCCGGCCGCCCATTGTAGCTGTCGTGATCCCATAACTAGTACTTGAGTGCTTAGCCGGCCACTTACTAATGGCGTCAGATTCGCTGCCGAGGGATTGGAAGGCGATATTCTTCCTGGTTGTCAGAACCGGAGGAATGGTTGGCGGTGGTGTGACTACCGGAGGTATAACGACGGGAGGCTTTACGTAGGCATCGTATTCAAGCCATGTACTGTCATAATAGATAGCCCTCTTTTGTTTGAAAAGCTTAATTGTATCGCCTGTGGCGGTGATCCATACTTTTTCGGGCGCTATTGTGTCAAGAACATTTGACGACTTAATGTCTACTACAAGCCCGTCCGCGATAATGAACTGCCCTGGATTGATAATCAAAGTCCCATAGCCGGGGCACGGCAACCCGTGATGATCCACTGCACACGTAGCTATAGGGAGACCGTAGCCTCTTATTGGCAACAGACTTGCCGGGTTCACTGACTCAATGATTCCGGTTGTCAGCTGCCCCTGGCAAATTGTCGAAACGAGTAATAAGGGATAGAGTAAATATTTCATGTTTAGATAATTTTATAAGTAAACCAATAGGTATAGGTCGTAATGGCGTTCCCAATAGGAATAATGAATAAAACAGCCTGATCATTCGTACCGTCTGCGGATATTCCCCCACCTTCATTTTGCGATGAAAAACCCCCGGAGCAATCCGTTACCGCCGAAAAATTGGATGGTATGGGTAGTGTGATCCGGAGCTGTGTAAGAGTTGCGGCTGTTGTCGGTGTGATATCGATCTTTCCATCAACATGCACCTTATTCCCAATGCGAAACCAACTGGCAACCGTGGGAGTTATCGCGCTGGTATTGGCTATATTGGTAGCGGTGGGAGTATAGTCGCTTTCACCAAAAAATGGTGCTGCCTTCAACTTCCCGTCCTCCATTACCACGACACTATCGATCGATCCAACCGCCGCGCCGGCAATGCCTCTGATTTTAACCTGCCCGTTTACATCAAGGGCTTGTTCCGGTGCTGTAGTTGCAACACCTACCAATCCGCCTTGTGTTACCGTTACCCTATCTGTGCCCCCGAGATCAGCGGCGGAATTTATTACCCAGGTGAGGGCCGGGCGAAGACCGGTTGACATAGTGCCTACTGTTGGTACAGTGTAGTCCATTGACGCGGACGTAGCGGCTGCGCTTGCGCTTACAGCCACCGCGGAAGCTGCACTGGCCGCCTTTACGGTCAGCATTTTACTGGTGACATTCTGACCAATCGCCACTTTTCCGGCGTTATCAATTCGCATTGCTTCCGTCGCGCCGTTATTACCTACCTGAAACAGAATATTAGATCCGGTTGTACCTACGCCTGATGTTGCCCGGATATTCAGTCCCGTTGTTGTGCCGGTGGAACCGATATACGTTTGACCCGCTGACCGTCCAGCAAGTAATGCATATTGTGTATGATCATCGCCGGTGGTCAACCCGAGTAATCCGGAATGAGGGATTGCTCCAGAATATAGTGTCGACCGAAGATGTGGGAAGGCGGTAGCACTGTCGAATGCGACTGTACCTGTAGTTGTGATCGGGCCGCCAGTCATTCCATAGCCAGTAGCAAGATTAGTCATCGTTCCCGATCCACCGCCGCCGCCCGCCATAGCTGTGATGAATGCTCTTACAGCCGAATAGACGGTAGCCGAGTCAAGGCGAAGGGTATTAGTCTTCGTTGTCGCCGAATCTTTCGATATTCCATAGGCCACTGCAAGTCGCTTCACTTCCTGCGTGTTCTCGATCACTAAATCATTGCCCGTTCCTGCATTGGTATTACTTGTTCCGGTTCCGCTTCCCGCAACATCGATAACCGCGTGTCTCCGTCCGTCGATCGTGAATACCGTGCTGTCGCCGCCCGCATTCTTGTATATAGAATCAACCGCGCTCGTCCAGGTCATCGCCGTAGATCCACCCCCTTGTGACGTTAACCGTTGCCCTATGCCGCCAGCTGTTATCGGCCAGTTCCAATTATACGTACCCGCTGCAGCTTGCGGTGTCATGGTTATCGTACCCGAGGAATTACCTGCTACCGAGATAGTCCCGAGAATACTGGCGGCTGTACCGACACTCAACCGTGCCACGGGTGCCGTATTACCGATACCGAATGATCCGGTTGATCCATCAACTGTGACCCGTTCCGCTCCGCCAATGTCTGTCAACGCCCATACACCTGATGCTTTCACACCGAAAATCCAGTTCTCCAGGCTGTTTTGCGTATGGATATTGACATTACTCGCGCTCGTGGATTGGGCAGTAATATCAACCGCTCCAGACGCCGCAAAGGCGTGTATCTTGTATAATGGAGCAACCCCTACGCCGAGCCTGTTATTAGTGCTGTCATAAATGAAATTGTTCGTATGCTGCGATAGCTTACCACCCAATCCCGCGAACAAGACATTCCCCGGCACAGCGGTTGTCAGACTATTTTTTATCACATTACCAATCGCCAAATACGGAGGGATATCCAGATCTGCCGCAGCGGGAATATTGTTATATCTATTACTGCCGGGATACAGTTTGAAGGAATTTAATATCGCGTCCGCATAATCTACACTACCCGAATCGTTTTGATGAAGACCCCCCGAGGTTAGATTGCCTGCTTTGATGAAAGTTGGATAAGTTGGCAATATCCTGTCGGCCGAATAGGTGGCGACGATGTGGTCATAAATAGGTTTATAATTAACGGTCGAGGCGTACATTGGGGCATGAAATACTTCGATCCCTGCCGCCTCAAGAGCGGTCGCTATGCTATCATACCGGTTCGTGATCACGGAAAGAATTTCTGCTCCCTGCGCCAGGTCATTAATGCCAATTCCACAAATAACATATTGCTTCGGACGCATGGCGATGGCGAGGGCTACAGTCTTCGCCAACTCTTTTGTGCGGTCGAACCCTCCGGCCATCTTTATGGCGGAGGTATAATATTTATTCAAGATGAAAGTCCACGAAGCTTGTTCACTTGTGCTTGAATACCCATCTGTCCGACTGTCTCCGCCGAACATTACCATAGCATTCTTAGGCTCCGTGCTGGTGATCGAAATACTATCGATGGTGATCTGTCCGCCGCGAAGAAAGAAAGCGAATTTCCCCGTGTTGGGCGTTGATGGCGCGATTGACCAGGAATAATCATACGATGTATCGATGCCGACCGTATTGGTAGTAGAATTATAAATCTTTGTAGAAATGTGGTGTCCGTTCCTCTCTACTGTCATGATCAGGTAATCTCCGGACGACCAGGATAACTTTCTTATCGTACTGTCCAATTGTTCCGTAAGGCCACCACCGTTCTGAATAATAGAGCCATTGCCGGTCTGGCCGCCAAATCGCCCCATCCCATTATTCATTCCGAAATCATTGTACGAATGCGTACCGATTCCCCAACCGAATGAGGTGGATGAAACTGCATCGATCTTCACTTTCGCCGTGAACTTCCATCGCTGAAGATTTTGGAAAGGAACATTGCCGAGGATATTATCGATATCAAGTGTCGCGGTAAACGTATTATTCGCTATTGGCGTTACCTGGATCTTATTACTTACAACCGAAGCCGTCACGCCTGTTTGTATGAAATCTCCAGTCGTTGACCAGGTATTCGCATTATAAAGCGTTCCTAAAAATGTTTCTTCGAGTTCGTGATAACCGCGAGCGCTGTCCTTGCGCTGCGACGCGCCGTAATAGTATCCTTTTTTCGGAGTTGTGACATCGTTGATCAGCGCAACTGTGCCGGCGCTATTGATAAGAGATTTCACAAATGATGGCCCGCTACCTCCGCCATTGCCAATAGTGATTCGCAGCGCGTTGGCGGTATCTAGTAATTCGGCACGGCGGGTGTAATTGGCCAGCATGTTCGCCGTATCCGATAGATTGGTCTTGGAGTTAGCGATCGTATTGATTTGAGATTTGTCATAGCTATTCAAAACGGTCCGGATGATACTGGTATCCAATTTCTGATTCAATTCTCCAGTTGTGCTGGTATCAGCTAAAAACTGGTTGGAGAATCCAAGGCTCCTTACCGCACTGGAGGCAGGCAAATACAATCTAAACTTCGAACCTGCGTTACCCCCTGACAGTCCTCCGCCAGCGCCGCCTGTTGCATTTATCACAAAGGGGCTGACGGAAGTTCCCAGGCCCGATATGGTCACGTTGGTGCCTTGAGAAACAAGTCCAGTGATATTTGAGATTTTGGCATTCCAGGCTGAAGCCGACGATATATTTCCATCCGGCAAAAGACCGGTCACCGCACTTGTATTCGCCATATCCAACGAACCAAAGCCTAAAGTTGTTCCCGACCTCCGGAGAAGCTGACCATCACTAGAAGCAGAAATATCCGCAATATTGCCGGTTGAGTTGGCTGATCGCCCCATAATGGATAAAGCAGCGGACTGCCTCAGTTTTGCATTGCTGATCGCATTGTTATTGATCAGCCAGCTGGATCCCGCCGCTGATACCGTGACATCACCTTTATCTCCATCGGATATACCGCCACCTCCACTAAGCCCGGCGATATCGGTTTTAGTAGCTAATATCGAGGTCGTGTCTTTACTGGAAATCTGGCGGATCCAGTGACCGTTGGATAACGCAGGATCGCCGTCTTTGAAATAGTTGATGCCGTTCTTCGAAGCTATAGAACCGTTACGCGCGGACTTAAGCGTATCAACCGGACCCGTAAGTGCACTGTCCGATTTGACCCGTGTTGCGCGAACATCCTGCCCCTGCACCAGGTGGATAAGGAATAAAAGAGGAATGATGGAAATGATTTTCTTCATATAATTCGTTTGTATATGATCACGGTCGTGCCGGCCGTGATGCCAGTGAAATAGATATTGATATCTGTGTTGGTGGTCATGATATCACGGTTGATCGAATACCATTTATTAGCCGGTAGTACATTCGCCTCCATAATCTCTTCCCCACCATTGGTTAAGCCTACCTTCGCAGTGATAATGCCCACCGGTTTGATCAATATTTTATCGATCATGAACCCGGCCTCAATTGTATAACTATCATCCTCTGCGATCGCAAACTGATCTTTTAAGCCGCTTGCCTGAAAATCGCAGATGAGTACCCATAACCAACCGGCATTAGCTGAGGCGAATGTGGTGATATTGTCAGCAGAGTCGGGTGTGCTAGTGATGACAAACAAGCCTTTGCTGATCACCAGCACTATTTTCGTATTATCTTTGGAAGCAGTTAATAACTCAGCAGTACTGGGTAGGCGAAGAATGCCGCGATCTCGCAGCTCCATGGTAACCTTATCGCGAAGGTTCGCATCATTGACGCGGGTGATGGTTCCCGGCAAATTCTTTGACCGGATATTATCTTCCGTTTCATCCAGTATTTCGTTGATTGTTGCCATTACTCGTAAGAATTTTCATATTGAACTGCATAAATTCCAGTTTGGACCACCCCATCGAATTCACCGATCACATAAGGCGGCGCATCTTGTCCGGGCTCGAGATCCAGGTTAAAACCGAAGGGACCGAAACCAGATGACAGAACTCCCAGCTCCTGATTTGATGTATCTCCATTCCAGATCTCGATATATTCTGCTTTGCCTGCCGCCTGGCCGATCAGTTCATTATTCACATTGTACACGTTCACCGGGTACCTGCTCGTTTCGTCACCCTCCAGATCATGCATGCCGATCCAAATCGGGATACCGGAGCACACACAATAATTTCTATAATAGTCATAGGCGCCCATGGTTACCATTTTTGAATAGGGCAGGTTTCATCAATCACTAAGCTCTTCTCCAGGCACGGACAAGTACATTTCGTGCACTGCAGACTCTTCTCATACGTGGCATTCCCTTTCAAAATCACCAGGACCTTCGAGGGATTGGAAAACAGGCAATGAACACAAATGGCCATCCGTAGCGAGGACAACTTTTCTTCATTGCCTGTTT